TTGAACAGGGAGCTTCCGATTATTCTTCTCAAGTGTGTGAGAGCTTACCTAGATTACTCTAACAAGTATAGGGACAAGGATATTTGGAATGTGGTACCCGAGTACTTCAAGAAGATTCAGAAGCAGGTTGCGATGGTGGCGAGCTCCCTCCATAACTTCATGGAGAGCACCCTCATTGAGTATGGCAAGGATCTCTTCGTCCCACAAAAGCTATTCGTGCAGGTATTCAACCAACACTGTCAGGCTAACAACTTGGGGAGGCACAAGTTTACACAGGACTTCTATGCTGGTCCTTTCAGTTCTAGAGACATTGAAGTCAGGGAAGAAGTTGTGACCTACAATGGTCGTACATATCCCAAGCAACCCGTGATTTATGGTCTAGATGTGGTTGACGAGAGTTTGGGATTCACAGAAGACTACTAAAAAAAATACTACTAAATAGTAATAATGAGCCAACAGCTCAAAGAGTTTGTGAAACAGTCGGGTGTTGAACTACGTCCCTCTGCCACTCCTAGTTCAGTTGCGTCAAACAATAACAATAACAACAACCTCGCTAGAGAGATTGAAGCTAATATGTTAAGAAGGCAAGAGTTCCCAAACCGCCTTGAAAATGACATGATGAGTAACGCCAATTATAACGAATTTTCGGACGCTATTAATTCTGCCAACTATAACAATCTTCCAAATGAAAACAAAAAAATGATAAATAACGTACTCAGAGAGTTTGAACCTCCCGTTCCAGTCGTTGCTCCAACCCCCTCTACTAACATTGCAGGAAGATTTAGGGTTGCCCAACCTATCCAGCTTACTTTCAGTAAACTCAACCCGGGTATGTTTAATGCCACTGTCAACAAGGAGTTTCCTCAACAAGGTGAGCTAGTTGATTTAAAAAAGATCCTCTTAAAGGTTCCCCAACCAAATGCACTTATCGGTGAAGGTCTTTATATAGACACAAAGGAAATCATTGGAAGGTACGGTGCTATGCAAGAGGGATTTTCTCACACCCGTGAATATGGTAAGCGCGGTAACATAAACAGGAGCTTCTTCACTGTACAGATTAAGGTTATTGTCAGTAACGGAACAGAATCTAAGGGTGCCACTGTGAACATTTATAAGAATGGTAAGATTCGTTTCTCGGGTGGTTTTGTTGGTACGAACATCGCGAATCAACCAGAACTCATAAGGCGTTATATCGTTAATACATATACCGAAAAGGAGGCATATCTGTATAACCCATTTGAGTATAACAACCTCAGCGGTCAATTTAGAATTAATGGAAACTTCAAAGACTTCTCCACCATAGCCAGTCGTAAACAGAGGTTATACATCTCCCTCGGTGTTACAAAGTTAGATTTTGAACCCGAACTTTCTCCCTTTATGTACGTAAACTATAAGGGACACAAGTATAACTTTGCTCAAAGTGGAAATGTTCAAATTGCAGGTGCCCCAAGCCCCGCTGATATGCTTGTTGCCTACAACGATGCAATAGAACTCATCAAGATTATGAATACAAATGGTGACATTGAGGTTACTGGGGAAGTTCCAAAACAACTCACAAAGGGTGCTCGTACTCCAAAAAAGAGGGGACCAAAAAAGAAGACTGGTCCTCGCGTTGCTAAAGTGGCACCAAAGAAGAAGCGTGACCCCGTTCTCAATATTCAAATCAACGGTGTTCAATGTATGCGCTTCTCAAAACCAGATCTCGTGGATTTCGCTAAAAAGTTAGGTATAGTGGGTATCACTCAAAGCACCAAAAAAGGGGATATATGTAAAAAGATTAACGCGGTTTTGAATAAGAACAGCACTACGTTTAGAAATACTAATAAGAATAAGAATGTTAAGCTTTCTGGTGCTAATAAGGACTTCAAAATAGGTAAGACCAGGTGTACAAGCTATGGCAGTAAGGATGAACTTCTCAGAGTTGCCAAGATTCTGAAAATTAAACTAGATGAAAAGGAAACCAAGGCCACTCTCTGTAAAAAGATTGAGAAGGCGCGTAATGCTATGATTGCCCCCAAACCAAAGCCAAAAACGCCACCCGCTAAAAAGGTTGTGAGACAACAAAAAGCCCAAGAAAAGAAGGTGGTCAGGACTAATCAGGTGATGAAGAAGAGGGGTCTGGATGATAACTCCATCCGAAAAGACATCATCAAACTCTACGGCAAGAGGTGGATGGATCGTTACAAGAATGTTATGCCTTCTCTCAACAACGATGTCCGCGAAATGACTATTCGTCTAGGTAAGATGTCTGGCGGTAACAAGATGGGTATTCCATTCAAAAAGAATGTGGATGATGTGAAGAAAAGTTTGGTAAACAAGTGGAAGAGAGAGCGTGTGCGCAACCTTGAGAAGAAGTACATAATGAAGTCACTCAACGTTTCGGGTATTCCACGTAACATGGTTAACGCATACAGAGCTGGGGCTACAAACTACATCATGATTCATAGCCCAACGAAGACGCAATTAGCCAAGTATAAAAAGACTTGGTTAAATAACGCCAAGAACACAAAGAACGCCACACCTAAGGCGGTTCCCAGAGTAAAAGCTAAGATAGAAGTTTTGTAAACTTAAGGAATAAGCCCTATACATTTATAAATGCAGTCAATTGGTGAACAGTTGACTGAGCGTCTCGCGATTGGTATGAAGAGATACGGTCATGGAGTAATCGTTAACTCTGATACTAGGAAGTGGGGTACACCCGAAAATTCCTGGATTAATATGGCAATTGAGGAATTTTTAGATGGAGTCATATATGTTGTGGCAGACTACATTAGGAAAGGACGTGAAAGTGACGCGGGTATGTCTGATCTCGAAAAGAAATATGACAATCATGAATCCGATGATAACGGACTCATCATGTATATTGTGAATAATTATAACGACATAGAAAGTCCTAGACATAAAATGCTTCTATGGAACTTATTTAACATGTTACTCGCGTGTTCACGATTTTAACAATACAATGAATAATTAATAGATTTAAGACCGTACCCTTCATCTGTTGCTGCAGTTCTTGCAGTAGAAACGGGTGATTTCGCATTCCACTTTGCTATGACTTCTGCATCCGTCGTCGCTGTACAAGCTTCTTCGGCACCCATACCACCTCCACCGTAGCCAGCATATCCAGCATCGTTAATTGCATAACTACAGGTGTTACCACTCTTTTTAATATCGAATTGAACCATCTTACAATGTTGGTCTGTTTTGCGCATTGCGATGTACTTCTTTTCTGTTGGACTGGAGCTGAGCGTATGGAAAGTGTGTGATTTACCACCATTGGGTGTAACATCTTCACTGGATACTGGAACGGAGCTGTTAATATAGGTACCCCACCAAGTAGCACCTGTTGGTTTAAAATCATCAATACTGGAACATGTAAAAGAACCAGTTTGGGAATTAAAAGATTTACCGGTTTGGCAAGTTGGTCCGGTGGGTCCTGCGGCTCCTTCAGAGGATAATGCGGGATAAGCTATTGCTGCCATTGAAGATGAACAACAACATAACATTAAAACTCCAGCTAAAATAAATAACTGATCTTGCTTCATTATATATATTAGTTACATTTTATTTTAGTATTTATGATTTTAAGTGGTTCGGCAATTTGTTTGAGGTGGACAGTGTGATACGCGAAATTGTATTTGGGAAATATATCTTTTATCATATTTGACAATGTTGTAGCTTCTACTATGTGGGGTAGGCCCGAACAAACTGACATCTTCTCAATTTGAAGAAGACGATCTTCCATCAAAACGAATCTCTTGAGTCCATTGTCATTCATTCCACCCCCCTTCATTTTGAGATACATATCTCTGGAGGCTCCATGGCTTAAATGAAAATGCTTAGACCCGGCAATCTCTTCACTCTTACTTCTCGCTTCGTACATGAGGACTATAGTTATGATACCCAAGATGATGTAGATCATTATAGTTATTACACAGGAATTAATTTAGAAAGATCATTAACTTTGTGGACGATGTTGAAGAACTCATCACGAGAAGAGACCTTAGTTGGATCCACAATCTCAAACTCAATTTGGTACGAACATTCTTCCTCCGAGTCCATATCGGCGTTATCACCTGAAGAGATGGTCATGTCAATACTCAGGTTCTTACGCACAAAGGAATAACGAGTCTTTGTCCTCTTACGGTCCATCTCATATTCACCCCAAGTTGGAATCTCACGAGCTACACTGAAGCGCATATCAGTTGGGGTACCAGAGAAGTCTTCCTTGATGACGTTAATCTTCTGGACCATCTTCTGTTCACCCGTGTCTTGGTTAGAAGTGATACGAATGGAGTCTTTGTCGTTGTAAAAGATGTCACAAACAGAACTTTCCATCTTTTCCCAATTGGGGTACTTTTTGAGACCTGTGAGAACTCGTTCAAATGTCTCCTTTCCTACATTGGTATCAAAAAATGAACCATTGTATTTGCCTAGACGCATCTCCACTTCAATGTGTTCTTCATCCTTGTGGGAATCAAACACAGGGAGAACTTGTTCAACGATAGCTTTGATGTCGTGCATGTTTTCTTACTTTTATGATTCGCGTCATTCTCTTAAGTGTTTTTTGTACAAATATTGTAATGAGAGGTTTTTTAAACCTTGGAAATACCTGTTACTTCAACACGGCTCTCCAATGTCTTCTTCATATTCCCATACTCACAAACTATCTCATAAGACACCCATATGAAGGTGAGTGTGCGTTTACTAAAATGTACACAGATCTCGTCCTAGTATACTGGACAAAGGGTGAAGAAAAAATTAACATTGATGCACTTTTGAAACTTTTTCAAAAAGAGTTTCCTAGATTCAAATCAGATGAACAACACGACGTTCAAGAAGCCATTTTGTGCATCATAGACATTCTAGAGAGGGAAGTACCCGAAATCAAAAAATGGTTCTACGGTAAAAAGGTACAGGAAACTATATGGCCAGGTGGAAAGTCAACAAATGAAGAGGACTTCAGCGTTCATTTGATCACTTCTAAAGGAACGGATATGGAAGAAATGCTAAAAAAGAGTACTGACTGGGATGTCATAGAAAACTTTGAAGATGATGAGGGTAAAGTACACCACGTCGCGACGACGCGAAAGTTGTTTTCCAAACTTCCACAAATCCTAATGATTTCATTTGATAGGAAGAGTCACATCAAAATTATTGAGAATATACTCATGGATAAATATGAATATAACCTCATAGCGAGTGCAGTTCATGTAGGTATACAAAACGATGGACACTATGTGGGTTTTGTTAAAAGACGGAATAAATGGTACTTCGCAAACGATGATCACATTACACAACAAGAGCTACCCGAGGAAGCTGGTCACTATTTTATGGTCTACAATCTAAAAACTCCTTCATCTGAATGTCCTCCTTAATATTTACGATAGTTCTATAGAAGGTGCGTCGGTTGTTAGGATGTGTCTTGTCCCTCCGCCTCTTTAGAGGTTTCCACCACATTGGACTCTCCCATGTAATATACCTACACTCAACAATTGCACCATCTTCAAACCATGGTTCGTCCGAAATCCTGTTTTGAGGAATTTCACTTTCAAAAAAAAGCTTCCCCTTCTCTTGTACATATAATCTCCAAGCTAGGGGTCCTGGTTTACACCCAGGAGTTTCTCGTGTAGGTTCCCTCTTCATGAGAAAGTCAACGGTATTCTTTTCCAACGGTTTCCATTTGAACATAGTTTCATGTGTTCCAAGACGAATGGGTTCATAAACAGGGGTAAATACAAGTCCATCAATCTTTTGTTGAACAGTTGGTAAGTATTCATCCATAAATACTTCAAAATCCTTCATCATGTGAAACGTTTTCATTTTTAAACGATGTTTATCAAACTTCATATAGATGATAAACTTCATCATTTCTTCGGCCGCCGCGAGTCTTTCGTCCAAGTTTTGATGGGCCACGAGTACCCCATTAACCAAAACCGAGTCATATATCATGAGCGTGTTTTCATATAATTCTCCATCAAGGATCGTTCCCTCATACGCTTTTTTATTGAGATTGATCTTCACCTCAATCATATCAAAAGCCCGATTGACAAAGAAACACTTTGGTTTGCCTTCATATGTGAGAGCAACCATCATATGTCTCTCACCGTCCGTCTTTTCACAGACGACATATTCCGCACTTCTCAAGATTGGAAAGTGTTTGCGCTCAATTGAGATGGGTTGTGGACCCGGAAAGTAATCCTTGCTTCCCCAAACATGATGAATGAATTTTACAACATGTTCGCGAAGTGGTGACGACATATGTTTTATATTGATTTAAACTTTAATTGGTTTTAACACCTGCAGCACTTAAGATGTTGCTGATACATTCATGTGCATAAGTCATGGTCAACTTAGATGCTGTAAATGCATATATTTTCACACCCTCTTCCATCATATTGTGAAACATTTTGGAGGCGGAAAACTTTTTACACTTCTTGAGAGTATTTTTAGAAAACATTACCCATGAACGAGCTTCCGTCATTTCAACTTTGTGAATATCTTTAGAAACACTTCTTCCGACGATCGTATCAAATTTAAGACCCATTTGAGACACAGGTTCCTTAGAACCCCCTTTTACTTTGTTTTTGAAAAGGTCCCAATCAATTCCATCTTTGACACCTGGAAACACCAATACCCCCACACCTTCGTGGGGTTCAAACAACTGTTTTATAGATTCTTCATCTACACCGATACCAAAGTCAACGAAGAATAGTCTGTCACATTTAGGTAAGTACTTCTTGATCATATCAACCTTTTCGAATGGGTCATCATTCACGTATAGAATTTCATTCTGAACACCCTTCTGAATACAGTGAATATTCATTCTAAGAATCGTATGAAGAGTTTTTACAGAACATGATTTTGAACGTGTCACTATAATCGTACAAAACTTCATATTACATTTATTTGGTGTCTAAGCCTTAAGCCTATCATTGAGGCAACCCATGAATGGTAAATTTCCTACATGCCCGAGGGTTGTATTAATGTCTGCATAAATTTTACCATCGCATTGTTGCCAACGACGACAGAATGCATAGTCTTCAGAAAGATACCTCTTTGAGTTGGGATCTATCATACAATCAAAGCACGCGTGATAGTCATCAAAGTCTCGGTTTTGATGATCATTTTTACACCAAAGTTCTGGAAACTTCTCTTCCAATTTCTTGAAGACTTCCCTCTTAATGCACATGAATCCCGTTGGTCCATCTAGAATGGGGATGAAGCCATTTTCAACTGCGATACGCTGCGCGCCAAAGTTTACGACGAGACTTGAGGAAAGCATAGCCATATTGCGTTCATCTCCCTCACTCACCGCTTTAGCAGCTTGATCCCACATCACAACCTTCTTGGGGTAACACGCAACACTAATATCATGTCCAGAACGAATGAGACGAACGACAGATTCTGGATCAAAATCCACATCGGCATCGATAAACATAAAATAGTCACAATCCGTCTTTTGCATAAACCGACCTACAGCTACATTTCGTGCGCGATGAACGAGAGACTCATTTTCAGTTGTATCAAGAAATAATTGAATACCTTCTTTTACAAGTAGCAATTGAAGCTTAATAATACTAGACATATACTTCTCTAAACAAATACCACCATAGCATGGTGTTGAAAGGAACAGCTTCATTTACTATCAAACACCTTTAACCTCTAAGTGTTTTTTAATAATATTCTCAATCTTGTTCAATGTCGGTACAGATACCGAACACTTTTCACACACCTGCGCCTTTGTTATACTTGGGCTAAGAACGATGTAAATAATAGCCGATGCAATACTGTTTGGTGTTTTACTCATCAACTCAACGCAGTCATCGGTGGCGTTGCACATTCTATTACATCTCAATCTCTGATCCCTCGTGATCTCAAAAGAGTTGAGAAGCCTCTGCATCACATCATGGGATTTCGTCACATAATTCTTCTCGGTGATGCCCATTATGGTATCCTTAAATATTTGGGTTGTCCGGCTAATATCCTTGGATTGTATTCCAAACATATCGGCAATTTCTTTAGTTGTTCTAGAAACTTGAGCAAGACGACATGCGTATAAAACGCAGTTTGCTTTAATCCCAAGTCTCACGGCACCTCTAGTCAACTTCTCATCGTTGAACTTTCTGTACATCATTTTGGCATCCTTAAGGACTGTTTCTGGTAAAGTGTGACAGGCTTCATCTATATCGCGGTACGCGTGGAATAGAGATCTGTCTCTGTGATTCATTGACATGTGAAAGTTTATTTTTGCCATTCTCTTATTTTCATAAGTTGAAGAACGTTGGGTTGAAATAATCGTACCCTTTCCCCAATTCTGTGAAAATAGTTCCGGATTTGCGTTGGGATTACCACACCGTGACGGGTCGTTCACGCGGCCATCATCTGTAACACCGCTCGTCCATTCCGGTGTATCATCAACAAAGTTGTCTTCCACGAGACCACACTCGGAACAGGTGGGAAGTCCTTCGGGTGAAATAATCTTCACTCCAGAGCATTCGCGGCAAAAATTTCTATTCACTGGCTTTTCTTCGGGTTTTTTTGGTAATAATTGGTCTATTTCAGACCATATAGCTGCCAGCATCTTGTTATGAAACTAGGCTATCTTTTTTACTTTTTAGAATTACGCGTTGAAACTTAGGTTATCAGCTTGCAATTTAGCCATTGCTTCAATAGCATCAACAGTTTCTTTAAAACTTCTCGCGCCTGGAGATGTTGGCTTCCATTCATTCCACTCTTTATCAATAGATGCATGATTTGCAGGTGGAATGACCTGTCCATCAATCTCATCATCAGGGACAATAAAGTCTTCCATCTCGGAGTCTGTCTCGTCATCGTTGTAAATTTCAGAATCAGAATCCTCAATGTCTATTTCAGATAAGTACGCGTACATTCTGTCACCAAGAGACTTCATTTCCAAATCTTCAAAAGTTGTCCCACTTGGATAGTGTTCCATCACACTTTCGTAAGGTGCGGGATTCAGGTCTCCATCTTCTAGCTGATAGACACAAGCAGACTTATATATGAGTTCAGTTGGATTCAGGTATTTTACACCAAGGGTCAGGCCGGTGTTCATTCCAATAACTGCAAACATTTCGTCTTCTAGGTCATCTTCATTTACTAATAGTTTCACTATATCATCTTGTTTAATCTCGGAGGGCACAATCATGCTTAGAGTTTTCAGGCAAAAAATTATCAGGGATAATATCACAGATGAAAGTTATTATTTATTCGAAGGAAGGGTGCCAATACTGCGACCACGCAAAGACCTTATGTGAATCAGAGGGTATTGATCATGAAAAAATCATGATTGAGAAAGAGGAACTCAAAAAGTTGTGTGGTGGCGGGGTAACAACCTACCCTCAAATATTTATTGACGGACGTCACATCGGAACATACTTTGATTTTCAAGACTACATAGAAGATGAATATGAACCAATTCTTGCCCCTACCCTAAACAGATTCACCGTCTTTCCCCTGAAGTATCCAGAACTTTGGGAACTTTACAAAAAAGCTCAAATGTCCAACTGGACTGCTGAAGAGGTGGATCTCTCTAAGGATATGGACGACTGGAAAACACTCAACGACAATGAACAAAAGTTTATAAAGTATGTACTAGCGTTTTTCGCTGGTTCCGATGGCATAGTTTTTGAGAACATCAATAATAACTTTGCCGATGAGGTGCAAATATCAGAGGCACGTTCATTCTATGCATACCAGTGCCACAACGAGATGGTTCATGGTGAGACCTACTCTAAACTTATCGATAAATACATTAAGGATCCTTCTGAAAAGAAGCAACTCTTTGAAGCTATTTCAACTGTCCCCTGTATCGAGAATAAAGCTAAGTGGGCTATGAAGTGGTTTGAAAAAAAGTCTCGTTCTTTCGCTGAACGTCTGTTCGCCTTTGCTTGTGTTGAAGGTATCTTCTTCAGTGGTTCATTCTGTGCAATCTATTGGTTGAAGAAGAGGGGTCTCATGCCCGGTCTGTGCTTCTCCAATGAGCTCATTTCTCGTGATGAAGGACTTCATCAAGAATTTGCTGTGGAACTCTTCAAACTATTGAGAAATAAACCAAAAACAGAGACTATTCATTCTATTGTAAAAGAGGCTGTTGAAATTGAGAAGGGTTTCATTCTGGATGCTCTTCCTTGTGCACTCATTGGTATGAACTCCGAGAAGATGTCTGAATATATTGAGTATGTGAGTGACCGTCTTCTCAGACAGATTGGACAACCACCAATTTGGAACTCCAAAAATCCATTTGATTTCATGGAGAATATCAGTCTAGATGGTAAGACGAACTTTTTTGAGAAGAGAGTGGGAGACTATGGAAAAATGGATGATACTTCAGATGAGATTGGATTTGATGAGGAGTTTTAAAAAAAAACTTGTTATAAAGTATAACAATGTCCGAAAAGGTCTTAACCATTGGAGCTCTTTTGATAATGTTGTGTTCATCCTCATCAGGCGCTGCATTTATTTTGATGGGTGGTGAAGAGAAACCTGCTGGACCCTCCGGACCCTCTGGACCCTCCGGACCCACTGGGACAACCTTCATTAATTCGGCTCTACCCTCAACCACTGAAGCTACTATCATAAATACAGGAGAATTAGGATGGGGTCAAACGTATAATGTTCCAAAAAGTCAAGGTAATTCTGCTCCATGGTATTTACAGTTACAAACCGACGGTAATCTTGTGTGGGTAAAACGTGGTACAGGTACACAGTGGAGTCTTGGTTCTCACACTACAATGCCTGGCACTAAAGCGTATCTTCAAGGGGATGGTAACTTATGTGCATATGGATCTGATCTAAATCGAGTGAGATGTGCTACGTCCCATGATTCTAGTGTTCCAGCTGGACAACACAGATTAGTTCTTAAATCTAACGGTGAAATGTACGTTGATCACGGTACAGGTATTTCCGGTAGAAGTTACATTCATCAACCCTAATTTTTTAATAATTCAAAGGCTTTTAACTGAAAGATATCGCACTTGGCATTTATAATAAGTGGAACCCATGTGACATCTTTTATGATGGCTTCATCTTGTGAAACAGTTTCAAACATCTTGTTGTAGAAACGCGAATAGATCAATGGATTGTTGAGTAAAGGAGTCTTGGGATACAACATACACCACGACATTTTAGTTGTATTGTCATCCATGGGAAGGAGAGTACTAAATGTTATGAATTGATAAGGCTCTTTAAGTTTAATCCTGATTATAGATGTACACGGAGCTATGAAACGACTGTGTATTTCCGAACCTCCTTGTGGTTGCATGTGTTCAGTAAACTTAGATGAAGCCTTAGGTTGAACAGTTGCATAACAATCAACATACTTTTCAAACTCCTCAATCTTAGTATTACGAATAATACCATTGTCTTCATCGGCAAAGTTATGAACAAAGTTTATATGAGAAATGTCGGTGGCGTTTAAAATCCAATCATCGATATTACCATGGAGTTCTTTTGAACCATATACCTTTACCCAATTAGGATCAAATAACTCTTTACAATACTGTGTAGGAAGATCATCTTTGGTTTCAGATGTCCAAATAAATCCACCATCTTCCACAACCGGGTATGACTCTATATTTGCATTACACGGAACACTGTTCATAGATGGTACTTTTGTGAGAATACCATCTCCATTGTACTCCCATCCATGATAAGGACATTGAATGACGTCACCTTTTACTTTTCCATTACATAGATTTGCACCACGATGGGGACATACTGCATCAACCATGGATATTTTTCCATCTCCGGTTCTGAAGAGTGCGTGATCCTTTCCTTTTATTCTAATTTTATCAATAACGAGATTACGAGATATTCCAATTCCGTACATTTAATTACATTTGTGAATATCTTTTAATACATATTTCGTAAAAGTTTTAAAGGAAAAAATCTAAAAATATCTAGATGAACGCAATTCTACAATCAGTCGTTGGCGGTCCCGGACCACTGATTGTGGAACACAAAGGTCAAATATTTATCGAGCACTGCATGATGATTACTGATAAACATGTGAATAATATGAAAAATAGACTGAAAGATATTCGGTTCTCCCAAGTCATTCAGACTACGGATAGATCGTTTATACTTACATAGCATTCAGTTCCATGGAACCGAGTTGAAGACCGGTGTCAACGAATGGCTCGTCCATCATACCAGGCTTCATGACAACATCAACTTGCTTGGTTGGGGGGGTAACCTTTTTCTCCTCATTAGCAACCCTGCTCTTGATCTTGGGAAGCTCTGGCATATCCTTCTTGACGTTCATCATGGCCCACACTACCAAGATGAATACAACGGAGTGCACGAGAAGACCCATGGTAGAAGGGCAGCCAGTTGGGGTCGCGATACCTGGACCCAAAACTCGCCTGACGAGTCGGAAAGTCTCGGGGTTGGCAATCACGAAAAATGTGAGACCAGAAATCACAGAAGTAATGAACTTCTCCTGTTGCTTCTTACCATTACATCCACATCCACAATCTTTAAAAAGACCCATGATTATATTTGAATTATACAAACAAAAAAAACTTACTTAAAGTCAACCCACCTAATAGATGTATAATACAAACTACACAATGTCGCTCACTATCCAACGATCCTCCGATTTCTCTGCCAAGTCTGTTGGCTTCTCGAAACTTCGTAAGAACAAGAATGGCGGTAAGACCGTCTACCTGAACGGCGGCGACAACAAGAAGCTCTACGTCCAACTCCCCTTCCTCCGCTCCCCCTATGGTCTCAGTGCCTTCACCGATGAGGGTACCGGACGCACCACCTACTCCCTTGATCTCTCCTTTGACCCTGACAACGCCGAGGCTATGGATCTCCATGACAAGCTCAAGGAGCTTGATGAGATTATTGTGAATACCGTCGCTGAAAACTCTAAGGAGTGGCTCGGCAAGGAGTTCAATGTCGCGGTTCTACGTGAGGCTCTCTACAAGCCCATGGTCCGACCTGGCAAGGAGCCTTATCCCTCTACCCTAAAGCTCAAGATTGCCACTAAGCCTGACGGTTCCTTCGTTCCCGAGGCTTACAATTTCCGCAAGGAGCCCGTCTCTCTTGATACCATTGAGAAGGGGCAGAAGGTCATGGCCATTGTTGACATCAGCTCCATCTGGTTCATTGACAATAAGTTTGGTGTGACTATCCGCCTTCAGCAGACTCTCCTTGAGCAGTCCACCAAGCTCCCATCCTTTGCCTTCCAGGGTGTTGATCTCCCAGAGACTGACGACGCCGAGGAGGACGTTGAGGTTGACGAGGAGGAGGATGTCGTTGACGAAGAGTAAATGAAAAAAAACTAAAAAATTAACCGGTTATTAACCACCTAGGGAGCTTGGTCTAGTGGTATGATTCTCCGTTTGGGTCGGAGAGGTCGTGGGTTCGATTCCCACAGCTCCCCAGATATCGGTGTCATATGTGTGATACGACATATGAGACATGATATATTTTAGTTCTATATAGTAGATGCTTACATTTGTACTTATCACGTGTATGATTTTGTTGTTGATTTGGTTTAAATACTCAAATAAAGTTGACGAAGGTGGTTGGGAACATGAAACCACAGTCGTTAAAGGAAACGGAAAGTTTAGAGAGATTGATTGGAGGACTGCCAATCTTGAGACACCTCCACCTCATGTAAAGGAATCGGGACTTTACGCGTGTATGTCAAATTATGGTAAGGCTACGTTGTTTAAGCACACGAATGGATTTGCCGAAGTTCACATTCACAATTTCAATAAAGACATTTATGATGAAACTATTAAGTTGAAACATTTTGAGAAACATGATTTTCCAATTGAAATTATAGATCGTACTTGAAAACTTTTCTTATAATGTAATAAGAATGTCTAACATTGAGAGTAATCTAAAGAAGTTACTCAAGGGTGAGAAGGCTTGTTACCCAGAAGAGTTCCTGAAAGTTCCAAGCTACAACTCACCGACTCTTCGTACTGGTAAGGGTAAGCCTATAAGTCAAGGTCAATTTGGAAAGATGTACCGTGGAAGTATCAACGATAATGGTCGTAGATATGTCGCGTACAAAGAGATAGATACATCGGAAACTACCGATGGTGCATTTGAGTTTGAATTCAAGGTTGCCCAAAAATTAAAGGAGTTTGCAGTTCCAGAGATGTATCTCTTTAAAAAGTGCCCCATCCAAGATAAAACGCCTCAAAAAATACGCAAAGGAGGTAAACCTGGTTCCAAGATGGGTCATTGGCTTGTGGTGCCAAAACGCAAAAAACCCAAGGATATTCTTTATATGGAACTTCTTGACGCTCAACCATTTGATCGGTGGTGGCAAACCAACCCATCCCTAGATGCGATAAAGTCTGTTATCGTACAGGTTTTTGATAATCTTTACCGAATTAACCAAAAATTTCCAGACTTCCGTCATCGTGATTTACACGATGGTAATGTGATGGTTAGTTCAAATAAGCTCGTCACCCCATACACTTGGAAAGTAATTCGGAACGACCCTGGTGGTTCTTTCAGGAGTCGTGTCGGTTCACCGGATATCAAAAAGTATAAGCGCACAAACGCTGGCGTGGAAGCGACTATCATTGATTTTGGTTTGTCTTATTGGTCTGATCGTATGCCAAACCCAGAAACGGCTAGTGGTGGATATGAGCTCGCGGGTATATACCCAAACCGCCCAGGTACGATTCGCTATGATACACATAGGTTCTTGTATATCATCTACGTTAAGGTGAGACAACCAGAGAACGCTAAGGAGCGAGCTATTAAAAATTTCATTGAAGAACTCATACCAAACAAAAAGTACCTTGAGTTTAACGGACCCTTCACAAGTCAGGGATATCTGGTTAACGATGCCTGGGCTACGCAAAACCTCCCCTCCTTCAAAACTATCTTGTCTCACCCATTCTTAACCGGTGAGAAATCACCAAATAGACCAAAGACTCTTGCTGAGGCTCTCGGTATGATTCCCAAGCCTAAGACTCCTGTCAAGGCTAAGACTCCCGTCAAGGCTAAGACCAAGACCCCCAGTCCCAAGCTCTCAACTGCGGAAAGGAAGAAGAAGATGAACGACGCGATTAAGAAGGCTGCGGCTGTACTCGCCGCTAACAAGAATAAACCCAAAGCCAAACCGGTACCTCAAAGAAGGCCCGGTGTTGTGCGCCCAGTCACAGAGATTAAGACGGCCACTCCAACTCCTAAGGCTAACGCACCTTACGGGGTGATGTCCCCTTCCAATATAATGAATCTTGCTAGGGAGATCGAAAGTGGAAGGAAAAAGGCTGCAAACAAACTGAACGCCAAACTCAAGGAAATTGAGGCCACTAGGGGTAAGACACCCACACCTGTTCGTCTCAAGCAACGGTACACTTTCACTGATATAAAGGGTAAGAAGCGTGAATTTGTCAGAAAGTTTGCGTATGATAGGGCTTTGGCTAAGAACAAGGCTGAGAGGGAAAAGGCAAAGGCAAATGCTAAAGGGAACGAGTACTGGAGGTCTTTCGTTGACGTACACGGTAAGAAGCAGGAATTTGAGAGCAAATCGGCGTATCATGCGGCTAAGCAAAAGAACTTGCAAGAGTACGCCGCCAAGTTCCAAAAAAAGATCAATCGTCAGATAGAACTTGGACGTCAGGCACGGCTTAACCCACAGAAGTACTCGTTTGTTGACGTTAACGGTAAGAAGCGTGAGTATGTGAGAAAGGGTGCATATGAGAAGGCTTTGGCTAAGAATAAGGCTGAGAGGGAAAGGAGGGCACAGCCAACATGGTCCAACGCGAATAATAAACGATTCATGGAATTATTGGCGCGGGAAAAGAACGCTATGAAAAAACGTGCAAATAAGATGAACGAATCAAGGCCTCTCAGGAATGGACCAACCAATCCAGCGATTGCGTACGCGCATAAAACTCCTAAGGCTAAGACTTCCACAGCTGAAAAGAAAATAGGAAATTACGTTAACGGTCTTTCAAATAAGGAAATCGCTATGCTCAAAAAGAAGATTTGTTAATTTTAAAAATTCGTTTTGTTCCCTCGTCAACTTCAGAGAGTATCTTAAACTTTGAAGTTTTGACGAGTTTCTCACCATTCTTAGTGACGAATGATTTCATCCGTTCAACTTCACCACGGGGCATTTTCCTGGTGTACTTGAGCGTGACTTTTTTGTTTCCGATCATAAATACAGTTGATGACATTTATAATATTTACACATAATAAACAATGTGGCTTCTAGCTCTTCTCATCATCGTTAATCTTTACATTCTTTCTCAGACAGGTAAGCGTGCCACTGTGTCTAACGGCGAGGAGTGGACTGTTTATGGGACCATGGGTTGTGGATGGACTCGTAAGCAGTTAGAATATATGGAAAAGAATGGTAAACCATTCAAGTTTGTTGACTGTGAGAAGGAGGGTTGCTCAGGTATGGATGCCTTCCCAACCATCATTCATCCCAATGGTGAAAAGACCGTTGGTTACAGTGAGATTTAAACACCCTTGAGGATGTTGATGGACAGGGCGAGGAAGAAAGCATCAAGCATGGTCTTGATAGGCTTGAGAGCGGAAATGTGGGGGACGAGAGCCCTGTTCCACGCAACACGGAGAATGAAAGTCGCGATGAGAACATTGAGGACAAACACGAGAAGCTCAGTGAGCATATCGGACTTGTTTTCAGCCTTGACGATTTCCTTGAACATTTACTAGAAGTAAATATTTTTTTCTAGGTAGATTGTAAATGAAGAACCTACCTCTGAGTGGTTCTGAAAGGAAATTTACCAATAAGCGTTGGGGTACCGCTACTGGTATAGGTAACAACAATTGTTATGCCTATGCCGTTGGGGACTATGAGGCCTATCGGTGGCAAAAATCCATTCCAGGTGATCGTTCTGGACTTTCTAATGGATATCATAACTACACCCATTGCACCGACCTCCCAAAGCGCGTTATTTCTGATAATCCTACTAAGATCTATCGTGCCAAGGCTAACGAAAAGTGTAAGAGGGGATACTACAAAGTTATGATGTTTGTCTGTCCTGGAAGACCTACAAACTACATTCGTCAAGGAGACTTTCACTTCTACGTCCAACATGGAGTAATCGAGTATCGTGTAAAACCTGGGGACACCCAAGAGTCTGTAGCTAAGTTCTTCAAGGTGCCACTCTCTAGAGTGAAGCGAGCTGGTAAGTTTGCTCCCAATAAACGTCTTGTTTTCAGGGCCAATGTATTCAGTCACAAGAGGGGTTGGGCCACTGGACCACTTCTGACTGATGCATCTGGTAAGTCTATCACAGACCCACGTAAAGCGGATAGGAACTACCCTGGTCTAAACTACGAAAGGTACTGCAGTTCATTCTGCGTCAAGGACAAGGGCATCAAAGTCGGCAAGACTCACCCCAAGGTCCGCAAGAAGACTGTCTAAATCTACAGTATTCTCAACATCAAATGACATGTCAAAAATATCCATAATATTGAAGATAGCTTCACTCTCCAATGACACAGTGTTAGACTCCGCTGTGTAATTGTTCTGAACTGTCAATGTAACTTTAAATTGTGAAACATCGAACACTTTTCTACAAATTGGACAGGTATTCTTACCTTGGTCTTTCCATTCCTGTATACAATGGGAATGAAACATATGTCCACAACGGATGGGTGGGTTGGTCCTTGTTGACCTTACCTCATTGAGACATATGGCACATTGTGACATTCTACAGTATAGTTTTAAAGTTTTTATTAAAATTTATCACACCTAGTACGTTTTAGACATGTTAGTGTAAGGGTGGCATTGGTCACACTTCTCACGGGACTGCTCTTGGAGCTTGTTGAGGAACTCGGGACCCTGCTTTTGGAGAGCCTGGCGGAAAGAGTAGTTGTCCTCAAAGCTGATACCGTTCTGCTCCATGAGGTAGTTGTTAGTAAGCTGGGCTGAAGAGTGGATAGTGAAGCATCGTCCGTCGGCCATTCCAAGTCGCTGCGACATTTTGTATTAATGTACCATTAGAAATTAATTTGCCTGTTTGTAATCGTTTGAATCCAAGATTGGAATCCCTTCTTCTTAAGATGTTCGATCATCGGTTCACATTTGTGTCCGAGGAACACATCAAATACATCCTTCTCTTCTGTGGGAGAGACCCTAATTTGGGGTTCTTCATTGATGTGTTGGTTGATGATGTTGTACCCAAAAGCGATCTCCTTTAGGGTCTCAGCCCCTGTGATGATGATCTTACCAGTTGAGAAGATACTCGTGGTAATTTCCTTCATATCCTGAGCTGGTTGGAACTTGATCTTGACAGCGCTGTATCTATCGGGTTCAAAAGAAACTTTGAAGATGTCCGGATGATTCTCAAAGTGTTGAGCCACCTTCATGAGGTTGATGTTGTAGTTGAGACTGAAGTTTGAATTGATCATGACAACTCGGAAAGAGTCAACTGGAACTTGGGTCTCCATTCCCAAAAAGGTCTTGAAGATGTAAGTCAGTTGGGTAATGATCCTCTTGCAATCAAATAAGTCACAGCAACCAGCCACTTGAACGGAGCCATTAGGGAAAACCTTTACAGACTTGGTGCTGTAAGAATCATGATAAGTGAGGGTAACTTGGTTGTAGAAAGTGGTGGGCTTCAATTTCCATTCAAAGCCACCATCACCCTTGGAACCTGAACGCTTCAATTTGAAAGATTCCAAATTCTCAAAAACTGAGCGAAGTTTCTTAATATCAATCGCTTGGATAAAGCTTGAAACCATCGTGATCGTTGTAATCTTTATCCAAGAAGGTCTTGTCTCCTCGGAGAATCCCTTTCTAAACTCATCAAGAGTCAGAAGGTATGAAAAGCTGTTGTTGGCGATAGCCGAATACATTGTTTTACTCTTTTATACAGAGCCTCTCGTCTTTATCTGATTTTATACTTAAAAGGGGGTGACTTAGGAGGTTATTTGCCACGAAGGGGTTGTTGCTGAAAAATCATAAACATGTTTGTATTTTGCCCCACTTATGACTGGTGTTTCTTTAATTACAGTAGTTCCATTAGTTCCAAGTATCTTAACTTTACAACCATTGAGACGACCATCACCGTCACCTCTATTATAAATTATAACTTTACCGATTTCATTATTGGCTCCCAAATCAATCTTTATAAAATCTAAATGCGCCTGGTCCAAATCGCAAACGGTGTGACCAAAATTTTCAACATCACCTACGATACCATCAGTAAACTTAACACCCGTTGGATCAGCACCGTGAAAACCTTTACCACTCGTAACAGTTTTACCTTGTGAAATTTTTGTTCCATTTTTATTATAAACCTCTACTTCCTGTAGATTGATTATTCTTGATTTTTCACATTCATCATAACCACTAGCATCGTATGCGATGGTATGCTCTACTTGAACATACTGACCACTCGGTATTATAGGTCCTGTTGGACCCTCTTCACCACCCATCATAAACATTGCTCCTATTGACGAAGATGAACACAATAACATTAAAACAGCTCCACCTATTAAAGTAGCTTTTGATATGTAATATAAGCATATATTTTTTTGGTTAAAGACATTATACTAAAAACAATTACATGACATCTTTCTTGAAGTCGGCTAAACACGTTTTCGATGTGGAATCTGAATTGGATTATGTGACCATAACATACGAACGTTTTGTCAGGGGCAAAGGATACGCGACTTATGTTGACTACATCCACACAAAGCCTCTCGCGAATTGGACGGTTCTCAAGTCTAAGAGTCAATCTATTCCGTATGAAAAATTCTTAGACACGATGTGTGAAAAGACCCTTGAAGTTCGTCAGAAATTGGCTGAACTTGCACTCCAAAACATTGTAGCGGATAAACAGGCTATTCATACATATATTCGTACAGCTTACGCGTCTAAGATTCTGGACCCCACCTTTCAACCACCTTGGATCAATACTGAAAGTGCTTGGCAGAGGGATTTTATTAAGAAGTTTTGTATGGATACTCTATCTGATCTGATTCAAAGGTGTGAGGATGAATCTAGATTAGAGTACTTCTTCAACGTCTTGCGTAATATACAATTAGGACAATAGCTATGAGAATGATAGAACCACCAACAATGGAAAACTCTGGATGATTAGAAACACCTATAGTCACCTGTTCAATAATACCTCTCTTCTTACCTTTAGTAAAACCAACGTCAATATTTCTACGTGGGTGAACATCTCTAAATAAAGAACACTCGGATGTAGATTCAGCACACAATCCATAGTCACAGAAAACACTTCTCTTGGGCTCTACGATGCCAGACTCTTTACGAATCTCAGTAAAATCATCATAACCACCACTTTGTCTCACACTTCCTGGAAGGGAAAAATCGTGGGTGACAAATGGATTAACCTTGTCAATTGCTTCTTCGTCAGTAAGCATCATATTACTTTTACTTCAGATTATATTTTTTGGTTTTCATTTTGGTTTTGTGTTCTTCCCACATCTTATCTAAATCTATGTTCAGCATATGTGCCAACTGAAAGAGGTAACTAAATACATCACCCATTTCCATCATGACATCGGTACCCCTTTCCTTCTTAAGACCAGTTTTCTTGTAGGTCTTCTTGTACTGACGAATTGCTGAAGCAAGTTCACCAAACTCTTCTGTCAGGAGAAGCCATACTGTATCAACTGCGGCGCGGTCCCAACCCTTAGATTTACATACTTTTTCGGTTTCTTGTTTATAGAAGTTCAAACTCATCTTACAATTACAGGGAGCCAAAACTTTAATTGATACCAATCTTCATATTTTTGGGAATCTTTTTACCCGTCGTACTTGTGTTTATTGGTTGAGCAAGGGGAACCGCAATTGTGTCAATATCTTGGACATATGACATGTATTGGCTGACCCCAGACTGAATCTGACCAATGGCAGTCTCTATGACACGAGAATTCATAAACTTAACTTGTTCGTTGATACGCGTGTGGTGGTCACCGGCGTTGTTGATGAAAACGACGCGCATGATACTGTATAAGTCATCAGGGTTTTGACGGTCAATGGCAATACCAGTTTTATTCTTAAACGCCTGGCGGATCCCACGCTGGAGAAGATCTTGGTTGAACTCAGAGAAGAACAGGGTGTTGAGTGGAGTCTCACACTGCTTGAGGGAATCGAGGTGGAGGTTATCACACATTTAATATACCCTCGGAAAAAAAACTTAGTAGATATTAAATGTTGAACATAGCTGATTTTGACGAGGCTTATGCCAACAAGCCAACCAACGTTGAACAGATACCATGCAAACCTCCAGCCTGCTTTGTTGGATCCTATGCCCCAGTAGCTCGTCCAGGTGAGGCTGGTCCTTTTTTCGTAAATAGCTACCTTCTTCAGCCGGATCGTAAGTTTGAAACTGTAGGAACTGTCAAGGTTACCGCCTCCGATCTTGAGAAGTGCAAGAAGTAAGTTAAAAATAAAACAAGTAGATTAATTAGTAATGAGGGTCATTAAACGCTCAGGTCGTATTGAGGATATGAAATTTGATAACATCACCAATAGGATTAAGAATTTAACATATGGACTCTCGGAAAATTGCGACTCTTCCAAAGTTGCTCAACAGGTAGCCTCCTCCCTCTATGATGGTATCAATGTTCAAGAAATTGACACCCTTTCCGCCGAAGTTTGCGTTGGAATGATTACATCCGACCCTGACTACGAAATCCTTGCCACTCGTATTGTTGCTAGTAATATTCAAAAGGTGTGCCCTAATAACTTTCACATTGCTATGAAGAAATTGGCCAAGGCTGGTATAGTTACTGAGCAAGTTGCACAAGTTGCTGGTATTGTCCGAAACGATATCATCACAAAACGGGACTTTGATTTTGGCTATTTTGGTCTCAAAACCCTAGAGAAGAGCTATCTTCAACGACTTGATGGTATACTCATGGAAACGCCCCAGTATATGTTTATGAGGGTATCCATTGGTATCCACGGTGATGATATCCCCTCCGTGCTGGACACATATGATAAAATGTCCCAAGGTCTATTTATTCACGCGACTCCTACCCTATTCAATGCCGGTACTCCAAGGCCACAGATGTCCAGTTGTTTCCTAATTGCAAATAAGGAGGACTCAATTAATGGGATTTATGGCACACTGACAGAGTCAGCACAGATCTCTAAATGGGCAGGAGGTATAGGTCTTCATGTACATAACGTCAGAGCCAATAAGTCTCGTATTAGGGGCACGAATGGTCAGTCCGATGGTATTATTCCAATGCTAAGGGTATTTAATGCCACCGCTCGGTACGTAAACCAGGCGGGTCGTCGTAAGGGTAGTATAGCAGTCTACCTGGAGCCATGGCACGCCGACATTATGGAGTTCTTGGAGCTACGTCTCAATCAGGGAGACGAGGAGGCTCGTTGTCGTGACCTTTTCTCAGCCCTCTGGATTCCAGACCTCTTCATGAAGAGAGTGGAACAGAATGGTCAATGGTCCCTCTTCTGCCCAGACAAGGCACCCGGACTCTCAGATGCAGTGGGTGAAGAGTTTGAAGCCCTCTACACCAAGTATGAAGAGGAGGGTCGTGCTAACTCCACGGTACCAGCTACTGAAGTTTGGAAGGCTATCCTAAAGTCTCAGACGGAGACTGGAACACCTTATATGCTTTACAAGGATGCGTGCAACAAGAAATCTAACCAGAAGAATTTGGGTACCATCAAGAGTTCCAACCTATGCACTGAAATTATAGAATATACCGATAAGGATGAAACTGCTGTGTGTAACCTGGCCTCAATTGCTCTACCAAAGTATGTGGACGTAGAGGGCAAGACATTTGACTACGAAAAACTCCACGAAGTTACTAAGACTGTAACCAAAAACTTAAACAGAGTTATTGATAGGAACTTTTACCCAGTTGAGACTGCCAAAAAGTCAAATATGAGGCATCGTCCAATTGGTCTGGGTGTCCAGGGTCTCGCGGATGTATTTATTCTTTGCCGACACGCATTTGACTCTGATGAAGCTAAGGAGATTAATGCTCGTATCTTTGAGACGATGTATCACGCAGCCCTTGAGGCTTCTTCTGAACTCGCAGAGGTTGATGGATCTTATGAGACGTTTGAGGGCTCTCCAGCTTCACAAGGTGTGCTCCAATTTGATATGTGGGAAGGTGAAACGAAGCTTCATTATGATTGGGATGCTATGAGGGAACGTGTGAAAACTAAGGGACTTAGGAACTCTCTTCTCATGGCTCCAATGCCCACCGCTAGCACAGCTCAGATTTTGGGGAACAATGAGTGCTTTGAGCCATACACCACAAATATCTATCTTCGTCGCACCCTCGCTGGTGAATTTGTAGTTGTTAACAAGCATCTTGTAAATGATTTGAAGGAGATTGGTCTCTGGTCTAAGGAGATGAAAGATCTCATGGTGAAGGCTGGTGGCTCAATTCAGAACATTGTTGACATTCCAGATGATATCAAGAAGTTGTACAGAAATGTGTGGGAGATCAAGATGAAGGATGTCATTGACATGGCCGCTGCACGTGGACGATTTATTGATCAGTCTCAGTCTATGAACCTCTTCATGGAGAGTCCTACAATGTCCAAACTCTCCTCAATGCATATGTATGCTTGGAAGCAGGGTCTAAAGACAGGTATGTACTACCTACGCAGTAAGGCTAAGGCTCGGCCAATCCAATTCAGTCTTGAACCTGAATGTGTGGCTTGTTCAGCTTAAAGTTTTAATCACATATTTACTTAGTACAAATGTCTAAAATTACCGACGCTATTGAAAACTTGGAAATTGCCGAGTTTAACAACCGGAAAATCGTACTTTCCACAAAGGATGGAACTCCAATGAGGATCCAATTCCCACGCCTATACATGCCCTTTGGCGTTTCCGGTTTTACACCCGAAGTCGGACCAACTAAATACAATATTGATCTAGCTCTAAAGGGGTATGATGAAGAGGGAAGTTATGTGAATAAGTTTTATCAGTCTCTACGCGTTATTGAGGATAAAATTATTGACGCGGTCGTTGAACAAAGTGAAAAGATTTTTGATAAGAAGATGACAAAGGAAGAGCTCATTCCAATGTTTAACTCTAACGTGAAAGAAAGTCCCGATCGTGAACCCAAGTTTCGTGTAAAGGTTGACACGGATCATAATAGTATGATTAAGGCGGCAGTTTATGACGCAGACAAAAATCCCATCAAGACTGAAGTTTCAAATGGTCTCTATGCAAGAAATAGTGGACATGCTATTGTTGAACTCAACAGTGTCTACTTCTTGAACAGAAAGTTCGGGTGTACTTGGAAGTTGTATCAACTTGTGGTGTATGAACCACAAAATCTCAAGGGTTTCCAATTTCAGATTTAATATAAACGTTTAATTATGTTTGAACCCGGTTTGTTAAAATATTTAGCAACGGGTTTATAGTTTCTGTAACCACCTGGCATCTTTGTGAACATCGCACCTCTACTCGTTTGATAAATACGACGCCTTTGATTATCAAGAAAGTTTGTATTCATCGCAGCCTTTCTAGCGCGCGCGAGAACGTCCATAATTACTTATTACCGTTATTTTTATTCATGAGAAGTATATGATAAATGATTTGAGCCTCCTTAAGAAGTTTACCCTGAATCTTGGTAAACCCCTTAGGGTCTTTTCCCAACTTAATCTTAGCTAGACGCACGGACTCGTTCCACTTAGCAAGAGTCATTCTTACATTACAACAATAATTTTTTACGCCATCTTCTTCATCTTCGTCTTGTACGCCTTGGTACCCTCCTTAGGCTGAAGCTTGAAACCCTTCTTGGCAGGCTTGAAGACCTTGGTAAGGTGCTTCTTACCCTCACGCTTCATACGATCAAGTGCAGCCTGGTGGGCCGCAACACTCTTGATCTGGCCATCCTTGGGATCAAGCATGAGATCCTTCTTCTTGAGGCCACCCGCAGTTTGGTCAGCAGTCCCATGGAAAACTTGAGCACGAGAACCAATCATTTTATTTATACATTAGGCTTTGAAAATTTTCTTGATGTCCAAGATTGAAATCTTTTCAGTTGTTCTCTTTACTGGAATCTGTTTCTCAATTCGTTCATCGTTTAGGACCTTGGAGCACACGATGGATTTATGACCCTGGAGAGCCATCATCTCCTCTTCCACCGAAACAAATGTATCCGTCTCTTTGTAGATAAGTTTTTTTACGTACACCTGTTTAGTTTGTCCTGTTCGGTGACTTCGGCCAACAGCTTGAAGTTCTGTCGCTGGATTCCAAGAGGGACCAGTGATGTAGACCCTAGTAGCCTCTTGAAGATTGAGACCTTGACCACCAGACTTGATTTGAATGATAAACACAGAACCGGGTGGAGCTTTTTTGAAAAGAGTCACCTGTTTGTCCCTCTCCTCTTTTGCCACTGAACCATCAATCCTGAATGTAGGACATTCCAACTTACTTTGGATGTAGTCCATCTCACCCATGAATTGACAGAAGACAAGGGTTTTCTCATCTGGGTGAGAATTGATCATACGAAAGAGAGTCTCCATTTTGTTGGACCTCCCAATCCATTCCTCGGGTTGGGTTCCATTCTTTTTCGCGATACCATTCAGGTACATTTGGGGCCAAATCATACACTGTCTGGCACGAAGGAGGCACTCTAAGATGACCATATTCTTTGAGTTGAGACTGATTGCATTTCTGAAAGCCTCCTGAATGGTGGCCTGTGCATCCTGAAACACAAACTCATAAAGTTGTCTCTCATCTGGAAACATATCAAGTTCCACATTCTCAAAGTGACAATCCGGCAGTCTCAAACGTTCGTTGATCTTTGCCAAATCATCTTTGGTTCTCCGGAGGATATAGATATCCTTGATCTTATTGGTCATTCCTTGGACAAGAGCTTTATCAATACCAAGGAAGGCACACAAAGACACAAAGTCTTCCATTGAATTGAATACAGGTGTACCGGTGACAATCCATTTGATCACGGCGTTGATACGGTACACACTTTTGAACAATTTTGACTTTTTGTTACGAATCTCATGAGCTTCGTCAAGAATGATTCGGTCCCACGTTTTCTTGTGGATAGGTGTGTCTTCGTGGGTTGACAGAAGAGAATACGGCATGATAACAACATCAGCCTCTTTCAATTTTCTGTCTGGACCATCAAACACATGAACAGACATTTTAGGGGCAAATTTTGCAATTTCATTCACCCATTGTGTGATAATAGATTTAGGTACGACGATCAGAGTACTTTTCTTGGGGTTTCCAAGCATGGTAGAAACCATCTGTACAGTCTTACCTAGACCCATTTCGTCACATAGGAATCCTCCCTTCGGACCAGACTCCTGATTTTCCATAGTGAGCATCCAAAGGACACCCTCACGTTGGTAAGGTGCAAAGAGACGTCCATTGAGGTTGTCTTTAGCGAGGTTGTATTGTTGTTCAATCTTCATGGTATTCGTCTTCGTCAGAAAGTGACGTCACTTCACACTTTGGAGGTTCAACTTCCTTTTTTTTACGAGTACGCTTTGGCTTAGGTTGTGGAAGTTCATCTATGTGCTCCCTAAAATACAAAACTTTGTCCCAAAACTCTTTCATCACGGGGAAATACGTCTTGAACCATTCGCGGTCACGAGGGACGTTCACCACATCAAACTCCTCGGGCCTAGGCCAATTCGTCTCTGCGGGTTTGTACTGGATAAAATCTGCTGATTCTAGATCTAATATCTCCATACAAAGCTGCAGCTGCGGCATATAATGTTCGGGTACTTCACCTGGGATGATCGCGCGTGATTGGGGACACTTGATCTCTACAAGCTTACCCGATTCGGAAACGCCGTCGGGACTTCCACCTAACCAGCTATGCTCTGGATGAGGGCAGAGCCCAATTTCGTGAACAACCTCATTATGTCTCTCTTCATAGAGAATACGGGCTTCATCTTCATATTTCTCTCCGTGACGTGTAGCCGCGTTCCCGGTAAACTTCTCACCTAGACCACACTTCTTCAAAAGAAGATCTTCAGGTTTCTCATATTTATTCTTTCCAATTGCTGTCGCGGCATCCGATGCGGTTAACATGTTTCCACGGAGTTTCAGCCACGCTTCACTCTTTTGTGCATCATATTCACGCTCAATTAGAGCCTTTACGTTTGGGTGCATGTTAAATTATTGTTGTGGATAGTTTTTAAGCTGTTGGAAAAAGATCATAGCTGCATTTTGTTCAGCCTGCTTTTTACTTTTTGCATACCCCCTACCCGCATATTGATTGTTTATATAGGCGTCAATGAAGAATACACCATCTTCGTGTGCAACAACTCTATATTCAGGTAGAGGTAGATTCATAATTTGACAATATCTCATGAGATGATCTTTGTAGTTGTCATCAATCATAATTGAATTGAGATTGACATATTCTGGATCTTGGTATATTCTGAGGACAAACTGTTTTGCGTGGAGGAGACCTAGATCCATATAGATAGCACCCACGAGAGCCTCAAATACATCTTCTAGAATTTTAGGGTTATTATTCCAACCATTGCGCATACCTTTCTCATCCATTAGAACTAGATCATTTAGACCCAACTTGAGAGCTATGGCTGCTAGAGTCTCTGAACGAACAAGTTTTGTACGCGCTTTCGTAAGAAAGCCTTCTTGCTTTGATTCATGACGATCAAATAGGAATTTAGTTATAATGAAACCTAACACCGAATCACCCATAAACTCCAAAGTTTCAAATGATTCTGTGAGCTGTTCATATTCTTTGAGTGCGGACTTATGGGTGAAAGCCTTTTGGTACAAAGTCAGATCTTTGATCTTTGTACCAATAAGTTGTTCAATTTGTTCTTTTGAGACAGACATATTGTGATTATGTGTTATTTTTTTAAGCCTTCTTCACGTAGTGGGGAGAGAGGTACTTCTGGAGGTTAAGGTAAGTGACGGTGACGTCAGCTGGGGGCTGAAGAAGCTCCTTAAGCTTGTCGTCAAGGATGAGCTGACGACCGTTGTCAGGGTGCTTGAGTCCCTTATCGGTGATGTACTTGTTCACGAACTTGGTCACCTCAGAACGAGAGATGAGCTCACCCTCAGGAAGTCCAAGGAACTCGCGCAACTTAGGTGTGATTTCCTGCTTGCGGTTGAAGCCGTTGTTGGCGGCGCGCGCCTTGGCCTTCTCACCGTTAGGGTCCTCTTGGGTGTTCTTCACCTTTCGGACGAGCTTAGTGAGAGCCTTAACGTCGGCGCGAAGGGCGGCAATTTCAGATTGAATGGTTTCAAGAGACATCTTATATCTTTACTAAGTGGTTAATCTTTAAGTAAGGTACGTAAGAAATACAATTGAAACTATAATCAGTAAAATCATCATGTAAAGAGTTGGATCATATGCGGGTATTGACAGAGGTGACGGGCGTTCTATGATTCTGAAGGGTTCCCTAGGTGTTAATCCAGGTACCTGTCCCGGACACCCACCAGCACAACACGTACTCTCTGGGCAATCCACTACATGTGACCCCCGTCTTACACCACAGAACTGAGACTTTTTGGGATCGGCTACATCATTGTAAGCAAAGCACCTACACTCGTCTATTATACTACAGACCATATTATTATGTGAGAATATAATAATGGACACTGAAATTTATTCAGAAGCCGCTATCCAAAAATTCCTAAATGAAAATTTTTTGTTCAAGGATGCCAAGTTGAAAAAATATTACGACAGGAATGAACAGAGGGATCTTGGAAAATTCAGATATCGTGTGCAAACTACGTATGGTAAAAAAGACTTTGAAAAGATTGTATACCTCTTGATTACCAATTCATTGAGAGATATCATTTTAGAAACCATAGGTGAAATATCTGAACACATGAAGAACATGGGTGATCTCATAGTGAGTGGAGGAGAGGCTTTCAATTTATACGTTGAGTACAATAACCGAATTATTACCACGGATATTGATGCAAAGTTTGTTCCTAGAATGCCAGTGAATCCAAAATTTTTCGGTAAACTTCAAGCGACCAAGCTCATCTTGTGGGACAAAATGGGTGAAATAGCTAAGCGTTTGAATACGAGGGTTAGAAAACGAATGACTCTCATGAAAACAAAGCACCCCAAGCTCTTCAAGTTTTTGGGTCTAAGTATTCCACCTTCCGGGCCATCTGTTACACGTAGATATACCCTAATCAAAAAGAAAAAGTCTGGTATGGGAAATGATCCCAAAAAGGGGGATGTCTTCATTGACGTTGAATTATTTGCTCTTGATTTGAATACACGCTTCTTCTCTCCCAGTAGCGGTAAAATTGAGAATGTGACTCTCGGTGGCATACTTGATATTCCATTCATGAGACCAAAAGAGTTTGGCTATGAAGTTGTTCTCACCAGACGCAAGGGTATAACATACAAAAATCGTAACACTGGTAAGTTAGTCAGAAATAACAATGTATATGTGGCCAGTAGAGAGTTTTTGATTGAAGACATCTATTTGATGAGTAAACTCAAACTTCGTCCAGAGAAAAAGGAGAAGGATCGTCAAAGACTTGTAAAACTTGCACAACTTTTGGATAAGAGAGTGAAACCCACTGATTCCATTGATGATATCTTCAAGCGTGTAAAATCGCTTATCATCAGGCAGGGTGCCCCCGCTACAAAGAAAAATGCGCGCGTTTCTATAGCTCAGGCTGCGCGCGTAGATCCATTTAAGTACAAAAACTTTACAACTAAACCTTCAGAAGAAAAATTATCCAAACAAATTGTTCATGGATTGAAGCCTGTCACCAATAATGTTAACATAAATGGTTACAAGAACTCTTCAGGAAACAAACGGTTAAACCTCAAAAATCTCAAGTGGAAGAATGTCAATAACAACTCTTACGTTAAAAATGAAGTCAAATTAAGACCTGAAAACGCAAAGAAACTCCCAAAAAACATAAACTTCACAAACACTCTTTATGGATACAATCCCAGGAGAAATGTGTGGGTTCCTAAAAATGTCATAAATAAGTCAGCAGCTATACCATTTGTTGGTTTAAAGAATTGAAACACAAACCATATATAAAATGCTTTACAACGCTCCAGCTAAAGGTGATGATGGACTCTACTTCGTAAAGGCTCTCAACGATTCTAAGCGTAAGTGCCTTGTTCAGTTGAACAATGTGAAAATTGTGGATGTCTCAGGAGACATCGTTATGGATCTAGGCTCTGAAGCGAACATTTCTAAGATTCAAGAGATTGACGCGCAGAACCTCAGTGCTGCCGTTGAGAACGCGGAAACTTGGTTTGGTAAGAAGCTCTCTGATAAGGTTGTTGAGGGTGCCTACACCTCCAGTGTAGCCGACAATCAGATTACAGGCGAGCGTATTGAAGTTACCAAGGTATTCAACTCCGATCAGGAGATGGTTGATTTTGATGTCGTCCAGCCCGAAAAGACCTGTGATGTCATCCTTGAATTTGCCGGTCTCTGGTTTGCCAAGAAATCTTTCGGCTCTTCATGGAATGTCGTCCAGGTCAGGGTTCACCCAGACCCAATCCTTGACACTTATCCAGAAGAATATGCCTTCGTTGACGATGAGCAATAAAAAAATTGTTAACCTAATATAAAACATGATGAAGAAGGGTCGTACCCAAAACATACTTATGGTGCTCGCCGTCGCCGTGTTGGTCTATTTGCTCTTCACTATGAACAACAAGTCCGAGTATTCTATCAAGGAGCGTGAGTACGCCGCTGTTGGCACGGCGCCTTCCGCGGGTCCAACTGCCAATGGCCCAGCCCCAGCCAATGGTTGTGGCATGGAGAAGGGTGTCGGCCTCGCGTCTTCCCTCCTCCCACGTGAGGTTGCCTCTGCTGAGGACTTTGGTGAGTTTGCTCCAGAAGACATCCTCGCTGGTCAGAACTTCCTCGAGCCTCGTCAGCAGATCGGTTTCCCAGAGACCGTTGGTGGTGCTCTCCGCAACGCCAACCAGCAGATCCGCGCTGATCCACCTAACCCCAAGGACCCATTTGTGTGGAACAACTCCACCATTGTCCCCGATTTGATGCAGCGTACTCTCTGCTAAATAGCGCTTAAAGATTAGAACCCTAGTTTTAAATATTAAACATGTCAGTACCAAGTGAACTTTCTGAGAGTGTCTCCAAGCTCGTGGAGCTCTCCAAACAACTTTCTGAAGCAAAATCTGATATCAAAATCCTTAACCAGGAAGAGAAGCGTCTCAAGGAATCTGTGAAGAAGCACATGATTGATCAGGGTATTGATACCATTAACCTCAGAAAAGGTAAAATTAGCCTACGTAAGTCGGTACGTAAATCCGGACTTAATAAGGATGCCATCAAGGACGGTCTTTTGAAGTTCTTTGGTGGAGACGAAGCCAAGGTGGAGGGTGCTATAAACGCGATCCAGGACGGTCTTAAAGTCAAGGAGTCTACTTCTCTGTCGCTAACTGGTATAAAAGATAAGCCCCCAAAAGAAGATAAGTAATAACCATGGTTTGGAGCCAATACGTTTACGAAGCTACCACTGGTTTTGAGAACTCTCAAGCCAGTGATGATGAAGAAATCACTGATGAAACTCCTCTCAATATTGAAGACTGGCAAGTCCAATATTCAGAAGAATTGTGGTACATGTGGGATACTATGAACACACTCATGTATGATGCTTATATTCAGCACACTGGTAATTTTTCAGATTTTGCTGAATTTTGTTACATGGAACATCATCCCTATCAAGAACGTGTTGTGTGGGAATATCAAGAACAAACTAAGTGGTACGAAGAAAGACTTGCACACATTTGGAGAAATCTCAGGCGCATTGTTAATGATAATGGACTCCACGAAGAAATGATGAGGGGTGCCACTTTCTATCACTTTGTAGACTATGCTAAAAATTATATGTGCATATATTAAATGCTCCCCGATATCACTTCCCAAAAAGTTGCCGTGCCAGCCGCCCTTTTTCTCGCGCTCAGCCCCGGTGTTCTCGTGACTACCGCGGGCAAGAACGTCAAGTTTATGAACGGCAAGACCAGTCAAATGGCCGTCTTCTTCCACGCTCTCGTGTTCTTCCTCGTGTTCAGCCTCGTTGCTCGCGCGATGGGTCTCGTGCTCACCAAGACCGACCTTCTCGTGACCACTACCCTCTTCATCGCCCTCAGCCCCGGTCTCCTCCTCACCATCCCCCCAGGCTCCGGTGGTCTCTTCCAATCGGGTCAGACCAGCATTCCAGCGGCTGTGACCCACGCCGTTGTCTTTGCCGTGGTGTTTGCGCTTTTACGCAAGCAATTTCCTCAATTCTACTAAGTAGGAGGATGAAGTACCTTGTATTAGGTCCCGCATCAATGGGTATATACTCAATGATTGGGACTCTAAAAGCAATGGAATCCAACCTTGTGGATGTTAAGGAAATTTCCGGATCATCCGCGGGTTCAATATTGGCTCTATTTTTGGCTTTGGGGATGTCCGTTGATGAAATATTAAATGTATCTCTGTCTTTGAATGTCCCCGAATTTGTTAAGATACGTATAGGTTCCTTTTTTAACAAATTTGGTTTTGTTGATTTAGGACCCATACGTGATAAAATGGTTGAAATATGTGGTTGTGATCCCACGTTTGAAGAGTTGGATATGAAAATATACGTTTCAGCGTATTGTTTGAATACATCAACTACAGAATACTTTTCCCGTGATACTCACCCCAAAATGAAAGTTATTGACGCGGTGTGTATGAGTATGGCTATACCCCTCATTTTTGCTTGTGGTACGTATGAGGGTAAAACATACGTAGATGGTGGAACTCAAGAAGTGTACCCTATCACCCCATTTTTAGATAAGAAACCCCATGAAATTACATGTGTTAAATTGAAAATGGATAAAATTTACCAAGAAGAAATAAACACACCCAGACAATTCGTGGAATCTTTAGTTCGTTCAACAATTGTAAATAGACGTGAACACAGTAAAGATGTACACGTAATTGATATTGATATAGCCGATACTAATGTTTTTGACTTTAGTATGTCTTATGAAGATAAACTTAGACTGTACAACGTGGGTTACAAAACTAGAAAATAATCGTTACACTTTTTTGTTAACTTAATATATACGATGGACGCGTGTGATCCAAACGCGGATATAGAAAACCTCAGACAGTTGATTAAGATCAACACAGGGGTAGATGTTAAGTTAACAAAAAAAGAGATTTGTCAGGCATATGAAGATATCCAGGGAGGTAAGTTACCCCTTCCTCCTCTAGTTATGAATGCATCGCGTACGTATTTGGTTGACAAGAAGTCTCCTTTGAAGCCAAATGATTACGAACTTCTTTTTGATTCTTCCACAAAGCGCGCAGACCTTAAAAGGATTGCTCGTAAGGTTGATCTCAGGAATGTTGAACAAATGACTAAGAGTCAGATTGTTGATGCAATCGGAAAACGCCTGCGTTACATGAAAGTGCACGAGCCCGTCAAATTTGCTAGACGTACTCGTGTCGCCGTTAACAATTACACAGCAGTGAATGAGAATAACACAGCAGTGAACACTGTTAACAATACTACTCAGATGAATAATCTGAACACCAACCGTGTAAACAATGATTTGAACACTAACCGGGTGAACACCAACCGCGTGAACACCAATCAGGTGAACACCAACCGCGTGAACACCAACCGCGTGAACACCAACCGCGTGAACACCAACCGTGTGAACACCAACCGTGTGAACACCAATCGGGTGAACATTGATAGCCCGCGTGCTTCTTTTGGTGCTCGTCCTAACGGTCAAAGAGGTATGAACTTTTCTAGAGCTAATGTCTTTAGGAGGGGTGAGAAACCCGCTTTTTTAGGTGGAGCTAGACGTGCTGTTCGTGAACCAGTCAGAAATAACAGACGTCCCACCAACATGAACCAGCGCCCAGTGACAATGAATAAACCTGGTTTCTTTGCGAGCATTTTTGGTAAAAAGAATTTTATTCCCGCCAAAAAGTTCAACGGTGAGAAGAAGGGTTATGTTTTTAAAACCGGAAATCAGGGATTAGGCTATTACAAAAACACCGGTGGACCAGAACCCACTGTGGGTCCACCACAAGGTCCAACTTTACCAAACAAACCAATCCCAGCTATACTACCAAATGGTGATTTAACCACCGAACAAGCTGTTGCCAAAATTAAACAACTTGGTCTCAGACGTGAAAAGAAATTTTTGGAAAAGTTAGAGCTTGGTACGGTGACGAAAAAACAGGTAGTAGCTGAGGCTCAACAGGCTTTGGAAGAGGAAAAAAGATTCCTCGCTTTCATAGATGGTTTGAAATTACTCAACATTGAGAGTGAATACATCAAACAGCGTATGGCTGTGGATGATCTCCAGCAACTTAGAGTTGAAGCACAAATAAAGGCTGACGAGAGAGCCAATATCCAGAGAAGTAATGAAGAGAAGATGGCTATGTTTTTGGAAACTACATCTCTTAACCAGAGAAACAAAAACTCCTTTTTGAACAGGGCTAGACAAAATGGTGCGAATGTCAATAAATTGATCGCGGAGATTAAGAAGTTGATCACCGAGGAGGTATCCAAGGTACTCAATAAAAAGAAACAGGAGTTTAGAAATATTCTTAAGGATTACAACAAGTTGAGCAATCAAGACAAGGAAGATCTCGTGAAGAGTATTGATGAGAAGACAAACACTAATGCTATGAAAAAACTGGCTGAAAATCTCATCAAAAAGAGGATAGATGAAAAGAAGAACCTCGTGGCTCAAAATCTTCTCTCTTTCCTCACACCTCTCAAAATCAACCAAGCTAATAAGAATCAGTTTGTGAAACGTTTCAAGAATGATGATATTAACGTGAATACCCTAAAGAGGGAGGCTCTTCAATTAGAGAAGACTCAAATGTCTGGAAACATTGAGAACCTTCGTGTCAAACTCAATACGCGTTTAGGTGAGATAGGTCTCAACCAAGTGAATCAAAATGCTATCATGAAAAAGTTCCAAAACGGTAACCGAAATGTTGAAAAGTTGCTCCAAGAAGCTAAGCAGTTGAAGGCTCAAAGAAACGCGGAGTCTGGAAACAAAGCTAAACAAGAGTATATTTCTTATCTCAACACTCTGACTAATCTCACAAACGATGACAAGAGAAACTTGATACGAAATGGTAACCTCAACCGAAACAAGGCTCTCACCCTCTCTAAGCAACGTGCTGCCGAGAAGAAAGAGAGGGATAAAAAGGATTTTATCGGATTCCTTGCCGAGTTAGGACTTACCAATGAGAATAGAACTACTATGATTAACAAGTATAACGCTAATAAAGTAAATGTGGAGGTTCTTAGACAAGAAGCTATTGGACTTAGAAACGGTAAGATTTCTGAGAAGAAAGCGAAACTTCTAGCTCATATGAATAGTCTTGGTGAAGTTCTTACTTCAGAAAACCGTGGAAAGTTACTAAATCGCGTTGAAAATACAAATCTCAACACACTAAAAGCTAACGCCACTGGAATTGCCCAAAAGCGTATAGGTGAGAAGAAAGAAAAGGAAAGAAGGGAGTTGGAAGCCTATATCAATAGCTTAGGTCTTGGAGTGAACAACAAAAGAAACATTCTTAATCAAAACCCTACACTCAATAATGGTAAACGATTGGCAAATACTAAGCTAAAAGAAAAACAAGGACGTAACCAAAAGATTCAAAACAGAAAGAACTTGGAGGCTTATATCAACAGTTTAGGTCTTACTACAAATGAAAAGGTCAACATATTAAACAAGGATCCTAACCTGACAGAGGGTAAGAGACTTGCTAATAACCGGGTTCAAATGAAAATTAGGGAAAAGAGGAATAAGAATAAAACAGCTTTATCCATTTACCTTAATAAGTTGGGTCTCAAGAACACTGAGAAAAACCAATTTCTTACAAACTTGAATAATCCAAATGTAAACATCAACGCTATCAAACAAAGAGCTAACATATTTGTGCAAAATAAGAAGGCACAAAAACAACGAGCAAATCGGGAAGAATTTGAAGAATATCTCACGCAGTTGAATCTCACCAATGCGGAGAGACTTGAATTTATAAATATGATTACACAGACTAACAATACTAATGTGACCAGTCTTAAGAAGAAGGCTAACGCGTATCTAGCTGAAAGAATTAAAATTAGGAGAGCTACGATACGTCAAGAACTTGCCACTTATTTACAGGGTCTCAATATAACCAACAAAGACAAAACCAATATCATGAGAGAGTTTAACAATACGAATACAAATATACAGGTTCTCAAAAATCGTGCGAATGGTATCAGTGGTGCTAGAAAGCAGCAAAGATTCATAGAAGAGGAAGGTGAATTTATGAACTATCTCAATACTCTCACAAATCTTACAGCTAATAATAAAGCTAATATTACTTCAAAGTTGAACAGTTATTTCACCGATTGGGAGTCTCTTAAAAAGAGTGCTACCAATTTGGCTTTACAACGCGCTTCTGAAAAACGTAATAAAGAGAGAACTGAACTCGAAAACTACGCCACTGAATTGGGTTTAAACAATACTCGTAAACGTGCTCTGTTGAAACAGTTAGACAATAAGGTGTCTAATCTTAGCACTTTGAAGCGTGAAGCTAAAGAGATGAAAAATGTGATGAATGAAGAAGCTAGAAGTGAAAAGCGTAAGAATCTTCTCAGACAATTAACTCAGTTCAACATTACTAATGAAAACAGATCAGAACTCATGAAACAATTTGGTACTACTAACAATTCCTCTATAATCAGCCAAGCTAAGAACTTAGAATCTAATAGGAGGTCAACTAAGCGTGACGAGCTTTCTTTATTCATGTCTGAGTTAGGTCTTGAACAAACTGATAGAAATCTTATTCTGAGGAACTTTGATGCCAATCCTAAAAACACAACCCTTAGGAACAAGGCTACCCAACTCAAGCAGACCCGAAACAAAGAAGACCGTGAGAAGATTCGCCGTGAACTCAAAGAATATCTCAATACATTAAATCAATTGAATAATTCTAATAAAAAGAAGTTATTGGCTAACAACACTAGATCGTATAACAATGTTAAGAATGAGGCCAATCAACTTCAAGCTCAAAAGAAGGTTATATCTGAACGTAAGAAACAACGTGAAGAATTAGTGAAGTATATGAATACCCTCAATATGTTGAACAACGCTAATAAACAGAAGTTATTGGCTAACAATTCTAAGAATATCGCAAATATCAGAAACGAAGCTAACAAACTTCAGGAGTTCAAAAAGACCGCTAAGAGAGCTTCGGAATTAAATACGCTCAAGAAATCCATGAACGGTCTCAACCAAAATAGCCAATTATATGTGATTGATAAGTTTGAGACTCAAAATGTTACATTGAACTCTATGTTGAAGGAAGTTGAGCAACTCAAGAAAAAGATGGCTGCCGAGAAGAGAGCTCAAAATAGAGAAGAACTTGTTGATTATATGAATGGGCTAAGCATTGGTGACAACGACAAGAAGAAGATTCTCAAAAACTACGATAGTCAAAAGGCTAACTTTGGAACTCTCAAAAATCGTGCGACCCAAATCAATGCAACTATTAAGAACAAGGAGCGCCAACGCCAAGAACTTTCCAACTATATCAATGAATTGGGAATTAATGGTACTCAACTTCTCAAGAAGTTTAACGACGGTAGATCAACCCTCAACCGTCTCAAGGCTGATGCCGATAAGATGAAAACTGTGGCTAACGCACGCCTCGTGAACTCGAAGAGAAATCAGTTACGTACTCACATGAAGAATACACGTCTGAATGATACTACTAAAAAGTCATTCATCAATCGTGTGAATGTGAACACCAACATGAACTCCCTAAAGGGTGAAGTCAACAACCTTAACGCTCAACTTAAGACTCGTGATGAAGCGTTAGCAGCTAAAAAGTCTGAACTCAGCGTGTTCCTGAACACTCTCAATGATCTTAGACCAGAGAATCGTAAGGCTTTCTTGGCAAAGGTTGTAAATGCTAATACGAACACAGAAGCCATTAAACGCAATGCTACTACAATGAACAAAGCGGTTAAGAATAGGAGGGTTGAGAAAGAACGACAAGAAGAGGAGGAAAGAAAGAAAGAAGAAAAGAGGGCTAGAGAAGTTGACAGACGGCGCCTTGAACAACACCTCAAGGGTCTTAAGCATTTAACGAGTGCCGAAATGGCTGACTATATGTCTAGTTTTGAGAGAAATGGCGCTAAAATTGAAGATGTGGTTGCCACCTCTAAGGCTAAGGACAAAGACAACGAGAAGGACAAGGACACCCTCAGGTTTTACATCCGAGATGCCCAGATTCCACAGGCTAAGAAGGATTTATACCTCAGACAACTTCTTCAACCTCACATTAACACCAGACCTATTAAGAGGTTAGTTAATGCTAACAAGGAAGCCGAAAGAATTATCGGCGAACGTTTAAAGGCTCAAGTTACAAAGAAGCTTCAGACTCTCAAGGCTATTACCGCAAATAATAGAGCTAAGTTTTTGAATAATCTCAAGACTAAACCACCAAACGAAGTCCTCGCCGCAGCTGAAAAGCTTGACAATGAGAGGAGGAGTGTTCGTAACAAGGGTATCAAAAGTGTCGCGGATGAGTTGTCCAAGCTCACAAATTTAGAGAGGGATAACCGCAAGAAGCTAATGAACCGTCTCTCAACCAATGGACCCGAGAAGGTTTTGGCCAACGCCAAGAAGCTCAACCAAGAGAGGAAAACTGCTCGTGAAACTGAAGAAAGAAATAAGAGGAATAAGGAGAGTGTGGAAAAGGCGAACCTTATAAGAAAGGGTGTTGAAGATAAGTTCCGTAGGATTAATGGTTTAACCAAACAGAATGTGAAAAACTTTATGGAGAAATGGAACAAAACGAAGGACCAGAAGTTGTTTGATGAAGCTCGTAAATTGGGTAAAAAGAAAGCTGCAGAAAATAACAATGCAGCCGCAGAAGCTTCTAGACTCTTCAACGCAGGTGGTGACGTGAAGAACCTTGCTCGAGGTAAGAATGAAGGGGGTGTTGACAAGGAACTCCTTGAAACTGTGAGAAAGTTTGTTAGTTTCGGAATTGGAGGTCAAAGACGCGAGGCGTTTTTGGCGCGTGGTCGTGGTATGATTAATACAAGGCCTCTAATCAAAGAAATACAAGAACGTCAAGCATTAAGGGAAAGATTCTTCAAAGAATTAAACAAGGAGAAAGATTCAAGACTTAGAAGGCAATATTTAGATCTAATAGAGGATGCTACAAAACCTTTCGCTGATGTCAAAAAAACTATAGAGGGTACACTTAATACTCTCATACCCGCACGCAAATCTGTATTTGATAAGATATCTGCTTCTGAAACTAAGGATAAGAGTAGATGGATGGACAAGGTTTATGCAGCTACAGATGTAAGAAAACTCCAAGAGATTTCCCGCCTACTTGATGATAAAGCTAAACTTAAATCTGAAATTGAAAAGTCGTCACTCACTGATGATCAGAAACGACGCCACACCGCGACAGTTTTGAACGCGGGAAATGATATGGATAAAAGAAGACAGTTATTTATCCGCAATGTTCAAAATAAGAAAAAGAGTGGTAATCGTACAACAGCTGAAACAGCCAAGAAGCTTCAGTCTATGAATAAGTTAAGTCGTGATAATAGAAAGACCCTCATGAATAGGATCGCAAAGGGTGAGGATGCGCGCGCAGTCTTGAGAAACGCGGATAAGTTGCAGAGGAATCGTACTGCCAAGCAACGCCTTGAAGCTGAACGTAAGCAAAAGGAGCAACAGAGAAAGGTTGAAGAGCAGAAGAAGCTTGAAGAAGAGAAGGCTAAGAAGATGAAGGCTGGACAAGCCAAGGGTGATCTGGCTAAATCACTTTCTACTCTTAAGGCTCTTAATAGGGAAAACAGAAAGGAGTTAATCGCGAGACTCAATAAGGGTAACACTCCCAATACAATCTTACGAAATGCTCGTCAGAGAAATACCGAAAAACGGATGAAGCAAACCAAACCAAACAGTAATCCTTTATTTGCACCAAACAATAGCAAGGTTCCAGCCACTAATAACCCTATGTTTATCTTAAAAGAACAGAAAAAGAAGAACCGTGAAGAAGCTGCTCGTCGCGGTGTGTCTGTCAAGAAAGCCCAAAGAAACAGACAGATGAGAGAAAAAGATGAGAGGGCAAAGAAAAAGGCTGCATTCAATAATGTCATGAGAAAAACTAACGCCTATATGGCGGCCATGAAGAAGGAGGAAGAGGCTAAAAGGAGGGAAGAGGTAGCCAAGAAGAAGGCTGAATCGGAAAGGGCTTTAGCCAAGTCTAAATCTAATATGGAAGCCCGAAAGAAAGCTGAAGCTCAAGCTGTCCGTGATGAGACCGAGAGACGTCGTTTAGCAATGCTTGAGCGTCAAAAGAAAAAGGATGCCAAGGCTGCGTTACGAAAACAGAATAAACAACTCGCTAGGGCTACAGGACAAGGTGTAAAAGCAACTCAAAAGAAACAACAGGCCATCCGTCGTGGGAAATAATCTTGTCATATGATAGATGGTTATAATACCCCTAAGCAATTCGGGTATCCTAAGTGCCCATGGTTACAGTGGTGTGCGTGATAAGTCTCCACTCGCGAGACATCGCGCTCTAGCTAAAGTGATAAGAGCGGGAGAACCACCCCTCGGTCTCTTCCGTCGTCTCAATGTTTTGATGATCCTTTTCAAGAGGACCGATCCTAAATTATCCAAAATTTTCAAGAAGGATCGTGATTGGGTAAAGGAAAAATATATGTAAAGTTAAAGACTTAAAGCAATTTTCTTATAATGGAAAATTGTGATGTATGTTGTGAAAAATTTAACAAAATAAATCACAAAAAGGTTGATTGTCCCTTCTGTGATTTACATAGTTGTCGTACGTGTTCACAGAAATATCTTCTATCAATATCCGATGATCCACATTGTATGGGGTGTAAAAATATGTGGAACAGAGAGTTTGTAGACTCGTTTTGCACGAAATACTTTCGTAATACCGAACTTCGTCGTCATAGAGAGAATATCTTATTTGAGAGGGAAAAGGTGAGGATGCCCGAAACACAACCAGAGGTTGAAAGGGTCAAGGCTATGAGAAAACTACACAAAATTATAAATGAACAGAGAGGTAGACTTTTGGAACTTCACAGAAGATATGGGATATACATAGCTCAAACTACATTAAGAGAAATACCCGAGCCAATACAGGAACTGAGAGCTGAAATGGAAGAAACATATAGGGAACTTGAGAGGCTTCGTCGTGGCGGTGAACTTGTAGTGGGTGAAGAACCTAAAAAATTTGTTCGTAAGTGTCCAACGGAGGAATGTAAAGGTTTTATGAACGAGGAATGGTTTTGTGGTCTCTGTGACCGTCACTTCTGTGAACATTGTAATGAAGAGGTATGTGAAGGACATACATGTGACCCAGATGCAGTAAAAACAATGAAACTTTTAAAGAAAGATACTAAACCATGTCCAAAATGTGGAACGATGATACAAAAATTATCTGGATGCCGTCAAATGTGGTGTCCAGATTGTCACACCGCATTTGACTGGGTAACAGGTCAAATAGAAACGGGTAGAATACATAATCCACACTATATGGAGTTTAAGAGAGGTCGTATTTCATCTAGAGAACATGGTGACATACCATGTGGTGGAATACCGACATTTAGGGAACTTCGGGAGATGAATGCACCTGATAATATCATGCGCTTTGCAACAACGTTGAGTTATCTTGATAGAGAATTAGTTTATAGGTATGGAGATATGTATGACCAAGGCAATAGATACCTTAGGGTAGCCTATATGTTAAATGAAATTGACGATACTTTCTTCAAAAAAGAAATTCAGAGACGTGATAAACAAAGGGAGCGATACAGGGATATTAACAATATATTTAGAATGGTGATAGACACAGGTGGGGATCTTCTAAGACAGTACGTACTTGAACCAGAAAAATACAGTGAAACTATAGTCATATGTAAAAAATTAATTGAATACGCAAATGGTGTCTTAGAAACTATACGAAAAAGGTACAACTGTATCAACCCCCGGAATATTTATCTTCACTAAATGTAAGATGATACTTTTGATATTCATTATAGTACTGATATGGTATCTCATACCGGTATACCAGAAACCTAGGGTAATACCGAACTTTATTTCAGACGAAGAGATTAACCACATCAAGAAGGAAGCTGAGAGTAAGTTCTCTACATCAACAATTGCGGCGAATGGAACCATTGACAAGACTATGAGAGACAGTGAAACAGCTTGGTTAGATCTAGAAGATCCAATTGTAAATAGGGTTGCGGAGAGATGTGTAAGTCTTACGGATAGACCTCTCAAAAACTGTGAAAAGTTACAGGTGTTGCGCTACGGATCCGGTGGTTTTTATAGTCCACACCAAGACACTTTCAGTGACACAAAAGGAAATAAGAGAATGTACACGATTATTCTAGCCCTAAATGACGACTATGAAGAGGGTGAGACTATATTTCCAAATTTGAGAAGAAAGTATAAACTAAGAAAAGGTGACGCGCTCTTCTTTCATACACTAGACAACTATGAACTGATGACTTCCAAGGCTTTACACGGCGGACTACCTGTAAAGTCTGGTGAGAAATGGATATGTAATTTGTGGGTTCATAAATATCCTTACAATTAATCTTTAACTTCTCCACGAACTTTCAACTTTACTCTATTCATTTCGTGAAGAGCCTGAACAGAATCTTTGTTCTGACCCACATATGGAACAGCATACGCATTTTCACACAACCACTTGTTCACATTGGTCCATTGACCATCTTCGGACACCCAAACTTCCGCCAAAATACGACCGAACTTACCCCGAGAGTCCCGTTCTGGGCATCTGAGTTGGATCTCAATATCATCCTTGTCAGATTCCACAGCTTTGAGGCACCACTCCTTCAACTTCATCTTGGAAAGAAGGCCATACTTCTTCTCTTCCTTGTCTGACGTTCGTGATTCTGGAGTATCTATACCTAAAAGCCGCACCCTCTGACGAGTACAGACGTCAAATCCTAAATCCAGAGTCACGTCTATAGTGTCCCCATCTACAACCTTCTCAAGAGAAGAAACTTTGTACACATATTCGCAAGTGGGCTGATTGTATGTAGCCATTTTTACTATATGTAAAGATATTAAAGAATCATTCGCAATATATCGAAATGAGCGAACCCACTAAGAAGTGCTCTAAATGTAATGAGGACAAGCCAATTAGCGAATTCTCTTTTCTTAACAAGGCAGAAGGCACAAGACACTCTCAATGCAATTGCTGTAAGTACTATCCTAAACCAATTGGAACTAACATGCGTAAATGTTCGGATTGTGGATTACTCAAACACTATAAAGACGATTTCCCAGCATCAAATACATGTTGTAAACCATGTTTTGTAATTCGTAAAAGGAGGCGAGATGCCGAAAAAGAGGCTTCTTCTCAGACTCAACTCCCTTTTCAACCAGTGTCTCCAGTCGTAGAAACCCACTTTATCGGTCGGACACCTGTAGAATCAGATGAATTTTTCATGCAAGGAGTATGTCACATTACTATCGAAGAAGAAGAAGAAGAACCAACACACAAACCGTGTGAAAGATGTAACGAATTGAGACCTCTGGAAGACTATCATAAAAACAATCAAAAGCAGTGCAGATTTTGTGTTCAGGAATTAAAGTCTGAAAGAATGGAAAGTATCCATGAATTTCTCAAAGATAAATGGCAACGTGCAAAAGATCGTGCCAAAAAGAAACACATAGAATTTACTGTAACTTTGGAACAGTGGAACTATATATACTTTGTCATACAAAGAGGTTTATGCGCTCTCTGTGGTCTCCATATGACACACAAGGCATCTGCTAAATTGGATGATGATATTGAAAAATTTCCTTTCAATATCAGCCCAGATAGAAAAGATAGTACCAAGGGATACACATTTGAAAACGTTCAGTTTGTTAGATGGTGTCTCAATTCAGCAAAAAATGACATGGAACAAGAAGCCTTCATTCAGATGTGCACCGAAGTTGCGGAGTATCACAAAAAGGTAAAAGAACCTCACTGGACTCCAGAAGCATAAAATGTTGACAAATATAAATGAAGTCTGTGGTGTTTACATACGGTCGTTTCAACCCACCTCATAAAGGGCACCGACTCATGATTGAACAGGTCATTGAGACTGCCCGCAAATCAAATAAAACACCTGTCGTTATCGTATCTCATTCTGTAGGTAACGCGAAGAATCCACTTCCAGTTGAGAATAAGATGAGAATTCTCAGACGTTGGTTTCCAAACGTGACCATCATGAGTTCTGCGAAGAATAGAAGTATAGCCAAGATCACAGAAAACTTCAACCAAAACTCAATTATGATTGTTGGTGCCAATCGTCAAAATAGTTTTGGGTTTCTTCCATTCAAAAAGGTTGCTGTCCCTCGTTCCAACAATGCACCTTCGGCCACCATGGCCAGGGCGGCTGCTACGGCTGGTAACAAAAATGCATTCAAAAATATGACTGGTTACAATCTCACAAACAATTTGAGAAATAAGATTGTTAAAGCCAAGAATAAGAAGAAAAGATAATGTTAGACGTGGAAGCTCTAGCTAAAGAAGTATACACGCTAGGACCCGGTTTTTCTGAACGTGTATACCACAATGGTATGGAAGTTTTACTGCGTAATGAGGGTATACCATATGAAACTGAACGTATAGTTACAATACCTTTCAAGGATCATATAATTGGAAATTTAAGAATTGATATGGTGGTTAATAATGAGATTATTCTGGAGTTTAAAACTATTAGAGCTCTTAGTGATCAGAATGAGATTCAAGCTCGTAATTACTTGAACTTGACTGGCTTGAAGAAGGCCTATCTGATAAACTTTCCTCCGTTTCCGAATCGTGATGTAGAGATTCGTTGTGTTGTATCCACACCATAAAAGGTAGAACTCTCGCTAACATTTTGTAAAACTCTTTAGATTCATCGTGATACTTCTTAGGATTGCGAAGACCCTCTGTAAGTAATTCTTGGGCTCTCTGTAGATGGTATTCAGCCTCCTCTACACAGAACTTCTCGTATTCGTTCATTATCCTATTTGTGGACAAAATCTTTAACCACACATAGGACACTTGTCAAGTCTTGGAAAGCAGACTGAAGCGCAGACATAGTGTGTGCATTTTCTAAATTTGACACACTTTTTTACATCTGAACACATTGGACACTCCACATTTTCTATGAATTCAAGTTTCTCATTTTTAAATCTCCAGAAACAACTCGTACACACTTTGAGTCCAGGTTTCACAGTCTTGAAACATACGTCAAAGTTGGGACACTTCATTATTATATGGTTGGTATAAATTCCCACTTCAAATCACTGCAGATCTTTTTCCATATTTGATCTTGTGCATATAGTTTAGATTTGGATTTTAGAAGAGGAAAGTATTGAAGGTATTCATCCTCCTCCAAAAGTTCACAAAATTTATAGAGTACGTACGAATATGAGAGAAAATTCTTTCTATCCGTTGGACAGTTATCGTCAAATGGTTTTTGGATGTCCTTAAACATGATACGTAACCTTTCTTCTAAAGCCTGTGGCATGTTTGGTGCCTTTATGCCATTAAGTATATTCGTAATGTATGGTACGTGTTCATAATACTTGTTAAGTTTCAATTTCTTGAGAAGACCCCGAATTTTTGCATGTGTAATCTCATCCAACTTTTTGATCTTCATTTTTTTGAGTTCAGCCCTTAATTGATCCATAACTTCATCGGGTATGGTTGTCATTTCTTGTGCTTGAAATTGACTTAACCATTCGTTGAAGTGATTCTCTCTCTTGTAACTGTAATTAATAATCTTCTCAGATGTTTCCTGTTCCTCTCTGTATGTCAATTCTTCACTAATTAAGGATGCTAATACCAACCCACACACATCACACACGAGTTCACTTGTATCGTGTATATGAATGATATTACTGTACGAACATGACGGGCATTCGTCAAGTCTTTGATACTCTGCTGGTTTGGCTATATTTTGCTTCTCTACTTCAATGAGGTAGTCATTGAAAATATCCTTTCTCTTCAGACCTACCGTCTCCTTTACGTTAAAAATGTTGTCCGTATTAGTTTCTTCTTCGGTTGTATCAGCGTATTGGTTCATATACGGCATACACCGAATGATATAATCAGACATCTCCCTTTCATATACTTTCTTATTCTCAGGGTCTGTGTTAATGAGGTTTGTCCAATAATCAACTTTATTTTCGTACCTACTTAAAAAGTTGCCCTCCATTATATTTAAGAATGCTTCTTAAACTTTTAAGTACTCTTATATACCTTTATAAGAAACTTACTACTCCAGCTGATTACACTATCATTTCAGAAGAGCTGGAGTATAGAGTTGATCATGATATGAAGTATCAAATTGAGGATGACTTTTGGCGCGAGGAAAGTAAAGATTGGAAGGATGGTATTTTAGATGAATATCATTGTTATGCTACTAATAAACCATTCAGGAATACAATCGTCCCTCAGAATGTGAGTAATCTCGTTCTTCGTGTAAAGTATTACTACAATGGAAATGTGTACAAAGCTATTACACAAGACATCAACTTTATACCGGGGAAATATGAGCAGGACAATATGATATTTAGCGTTCCGTTAAGGCATGCATGGATTGTTGATCACGACGATAAACCACAAGTGGATATTACAGAAAAAGTAAAGAGGTATGCTGGTCCGAGAAATGATTTTCATGGTCAGAAGGTACGTCTAGAAGACTTTTTGTACTATACCAGGAAAACCCTTGAAACGAAGTTCCCAAAAATTATGCTTACTAACTCATTAGGTATGAAAAAGATTGTTTTAACTACTCAAGGCTCTACAAATGATCTCCGCATTCCATAATTACATGTCATCAGAAACCTTAGTCGCGAGATAAAATTTCACCTCGCCCAAGTTTGCTACATTGTATTTTAAAATTAGAAATCTATTACCCTCTTCTTGCATGATTTGCACAGACGCACACATACTCGTCGCCTTTGTAAATATATTCAGGTACTTGAGGCTATAGAGACCCTTAATTTCTGGACTCTCTTCGGGGCATTCAATACACGTTTCCTGGTTTGCAAAGTCACCCTCGCAACGAAGCCTGAGTTCCTTGTCAATGCGGGTAATTTCAATCTCTGGTCCGATGTTTGACATATCTCTACACAATCTCTGAAAATCAGCAGAAGGTAAGATAGTATTGCTGGTCATAGTGACATCTGGAACTTCAATACGACTCTCGTTAATGTCTAGAAGTTTGAGTTGAAAACGGGTACTCGTTTTCTTTGATTCACTCGTAATTTCAATATCCATAAACTCTTTGGAATTTATTTCAATCTTGAGAACATCATTGTTTGTGATTGTCTTCAAAAGTTTGAAAGTGTTTGAAATATTGATCCCAGCAATGATCTCTTCTTGATCACAATGGTACTCCTCAAAATTATCAGCGGCGAGAAACATATCAATTAGGGATGTCCTAGCGGTGTCCAATGTGACTATGTACATACCCTGTGGGCGAAAGTAGATATTTACATCATTAAGAATATCCTTGAGAACTTCAAATGTTGATTTGATGGCAGATGCTTGAATCGTCACCAATTTCATATTACTAAATATTCCGCGTTATATCTTTAAATCTGTTGGGTATACGCAACACCTTTGCTTACATCTCGGCTAATTTTTTCTTCCAGTTCACGTGTCATAGCGGGTTGAAGAGATTGACCGTAAGAATCTAGAGAAAACATCTCCGAATCATTTTCATCGCCGTCAAGTGTTGACATGGAACAACCACCCCCAAAACCCCAATTCGTAATTTCTTTGTTTGGGAGGAGTGAGTCTAACCAGTTCTTTATTTCAGTACCAACGAGGATCTTTCCATTCTTTGTTAGCATTGTAGGTACTCGGGTAATCTTATTCTTATACGCCGGTGGAATACCCTGGGTATTTATATTGTGGTAGTGCACAAGCTGTTTCAACTGTGGTTGTCTATTAATGTAGTCAATAACTTCCATAGAGTGCTTACACCTTGGGCTATATATCAGTAGAGACATCTAATAGTATACGGGTATTTTGTAAAAAAAAATTAACGCATAGTAGTAAAGATGATGAACTGGTCTCTGACGATCATTCTTATTGCCATTGTCCTGTTGCTCACAGTCAGGCGTGAGCCATTCACAGAAATATTCGGGTTTTCAGGGCACACCAGACCAACTGGTCGTGTTCGTCTAGATGACACAAAGCCTGATCTCACGGGGTACAGCCAGGCGGAAGCTAACATTGATAACGACTTGATGCAAGAATTCGTTCTGCAAACAAACAAAGAAATTGCTAAGCGCACTGGTTTATGTACATACATTATTGAGACCATCTCCGTCAAAAAGTATGTCAATGAAGAAAAGGAAGTCTATGAAGCCGTGTTCATGACTGTCAAAAACAATGGTTTCTCATTTGGTTTCACTGTTGCGGCTTATTTTGAGGTTGTGAATGGAAATGTGAAGCTCGTTTCTCTTCGTACCCAGCCACTTGAGCTTGAGTCTGCTTCTGAAATTGCTCCATTTGTTGATAGCGTTTCCGGTAAGGATTTTGTAAACTACGAACTTGTTAAGGAGAAGGCTGTGCCTAATGTGGGTGAGTTAGAAATGGCTAAAAATAAATTGCAGTAATTGTAATGATCAGCATCAATGACGTAACAAAGATTGATGAAAAGAGAAAACAGATCAAGAAGGAAATCTATAAACGAATATACGAACAGTTTTCTCGCAAAATAAAACAGTCTGTAGAGCTTGGTCACAAACAAGTGTTTCTGACGGTGCCCACATTTATCATTGGGTGCCCCACGTTTGATAGATCTGCCGCAGCCCGCTACGTGGCACGTCAATTTACATTGGGTGGATTTGATGTGAGACTCATAAGTGATTATGACCTCTATGTATCGTGGATCATACCTAAAAAGGTTAAATTGAAAAGTGAAACGGAAGAACCAGACTTTCCAGATCTTATGAATTTGAAGAAAATGGCCGATAAGTACAGGAGAAGTGCGTAGGAAGACTGGTAATAAAAACACACTCAATGATAAATGGATAACTTGAACGTATTAGTTGAGGCTAAGAAAGAGTATCTTGGTCAACTTTGTCTTATTATGTGTCCAGTTATGATTGAAGTGTTTCAGGATATGTATGATGAAGCTACGAAACTTTCGAAGGGTAGAAAGACCCTCATCATGTTTCAAAAGCTTCTCAAGGAGGTTCCCAATTGGTCTAATCAGATGTCCTCCCAGCACACGAGCAACATCGCTGATCGTTGTGCTTGGTTTAGTGACCTCTTAGCAGCTGTGTTTGTTGCCTGTACCAAGATTCTTTCTGCTGTCCGACTCAAGTCGGAGAACAAGAAGATCAGTCTCAAACTCCCAACTAACGAGGTTTTCATTCAGACTTGTTACAACAATGTTGCTAAGGACCTCTACAAAGACCCATACATTTTTCACGAAGAACAGAGTGAGTATATGAGAGATGAGCAACTCACACAGCGTTTCTCGGCTTGTATTGAGACTACTGTGAAGGAGCTCATCCCAGTTCAACAAATTCTTCAGACATATATGTCCCAAGAGACTCGTGACATTGACTTGGATGGTGAGGTTCAAGATACCGAAGATCCAGATGTATTTGATGGTCCGGGAGCTGAAGAGGCGCCCCTCCCAGAACCTGAGCCAGAACACCTCCCAGAAAACGAACCAATGATGGGCGCCGAGGAGCAGATTCAACCCACTGGTCTAGAAAATGAGTTCAAAACGGTTCCAGGTGTTCAAGCTCCAGAACCCGATTTAGAACAGGAACCAATGAGAGAACCTGAACCAACTTTTGGGGGACCCCCTCCTCCTCAGGCTGAGACGGAAGATGATGGTGTCCTATTTGGTGACGCACCAGATCATCGTGTAAAAAAAACTGCGTATAATTAAATGGAGTTATCCGACTATCTCAGAGATCCAATGAGCGCTGCTCTCATAGCCGCGGCTATCACCGCTGGTTACATCCACGTAAAGGCTCAACTTAACAATGAGGGTAAGTTAGAACTTAACAAGTATGCCAAGCCGGCCGCTCTCAATGCTATTCTCGTTTTTTTCATAGTGTCTAATGGTATTGGACAAAGAGAAGCTATTTCTAATGAACCTTTTTAAACTTAAAGATTAAACCCCTGTTATAAGAAAATGGCGTCTGTCACTGCGTTTAATGACATGCTCTCCCAATTTCTTGTGGAACTGCACAAGACTTTTCCAGAGGAAAAAGGTATCAAGAAGATGACTGCTTCGTTTGAGGTGATCAAGCAGTCTAACCCTCGTCTCGTAGTTGACGGTTTTATGAAGGGTGTAACTCCCTACGCGGATAAGATTTCCGCGAAGGATGAGTCCTTCCTTCTAGAAGAGATTGAGAAGATTGACTTCCTAAAGGATCTCAACATTAAGAGTTACTGGACTCGTATGTCTGCTAATACTCAAGCCGCTACTTGGCAGTATCTTCAGACCCTATACATGCTTGGTACGACGATCAACGCTATTCCAGCGGATACCCTTTCCCAAATTGAGCAGATTGCAAAGGGGGTGGCTGACAAGATGCAGACGGATGGTGGTGAGCTTGACCAAGACGCTCTCATGCAGATGATGGGTAGTATGCTTGGTGGTATGGGTAAAAAATAAAACTTAATATATACTAAATGAAGGCTTGGTTTGACGATCCTCAGCAACTTACTAGATCTGATCAGGTTTTACAGTTCTGGCCAAACAGTGAACAAACTCCAGAAGACCGAATTAACGCCGCTTCTCGTTTTATAATTTATGCGTGTTGCATTATTTATCTTACTCGCCGCGACCCAAGGATTTTTGTCCTTGGTAGTACTCTTTTAGGCGTTCTTTATGTTATGTACAAGGCTAAGATGATTAAGGAGGGGTATGGTTTCAGTGTGAGTGGTGATGAACGTGGGTGTCAGATGCCTAGCCCAGATAACCCAATGGGTAATGTTCTCATGACGGACTACACGGATGCACCAAACCGTCTTGAAGCCTGTTATTACCCAACAGTCAAGCCATTTGTCAAATCCTATTTAGATGATCGTATTCCATATGATGCGGGTAGATCTAGATCCCCTCTTCCTCAATACCAGCGCAATGCATCGGCTCGTCAGTTTGTAACCGCCCCAGTTTCAAAGATTCCAGGCGATCAAACTGCTTTCGCGGAGTGGTGCTATGGGCCTAAAAATGGTCCTAACTGCCGATCTAATCCAGAGATGTGTAATCCAAACGCCAGAGGTGTTCAGTTAGAGGCTTTCGCGGGCCTTGACCCAGCTGGTGATAGCCGAGTTTCTCATCGGGGGTATGGAATCGGTCCTTCGTAATATAAATATTCTCATATAATAGTAAATATGGCATACCAACTACAACCTGGTCTTGCAATAGTTCAAAATGCGGGCGCTCTCCCATCTGTGAAAGCCACTGAGGAAGTTTTCGTCTATCCTCAGCCCAGTACCCTTAACTACTGCTGTCGTCCAAATACAATGCTTTACGGCACTGCCCCCTACATGGCAGGTAAAGGTTCCCCAGCGCAATATATTGAGGTGAGTGATCAACTTCGTCCTCAATCTACCACTCGTTTTAATAAGGTTATTGTGCCAACGTATGAGCGTAACCTCTTCCCACTCACCAACATGGAGTGCAAGGTTCCTCTTCGTTCCATGACCTATGAGCCAATGAGTACTCGCGCGGAACTCCAGAACGGCCTCTTTCACCAAAGATACGCTAATAAAAATGTTACTAAAAAATAAGAATGGCGGATCCCATTTCACTTGCAGCTATTGCTGGTTTAGTTTTTGCTGGTAGATCGTTGAGTACCAAGTCTGAACCAGAGCCAGTTCAGAAGACTGAAACGATTACTCCACAGCAGCCCCAAGAACCCCAAATTACTTATGATGATGACGTCCCTGAATTCGTTGAGCGTGGTTTTGAGCCACGTATTGAGATACCACAAAAGAGAGAAATGGAAAGTTTTGCCGACATCGCTTACCAACAGAGAAGTGGTGGCCAAGAGATTCTCAATATGAGGAATCGTATGTATGATACTGGTCGTATGAACAACCTCTCCCCAATTGAGAAGCAGATGGTTGGTCCAGGTTTGGGTGTTGGTCCAGATACTCCAGCGAGTGGCGGTTTCCAACAGCTTTTCCGTGTGAATCCTATCAATGTTGGTGAATACCGCCTCACTACACTTCCAGGACGCTCCGGTCCAGCCGCTGATGTCACGGGTGGTAGGGCCGCCGTTGTTGGTCAGTTGACTCACAACAAACCGGAGACGACTGCTCACCTTCCATCTCGTCTTCCCACTATGCCTGGTCGCGCCCAAGGTATGTCAGGTGCTGTACCAAGAGCCAGTCATCAGAAGACGATGAGAACCACGAACCGTTCTGAAACTGGTCATCGCGGAGATGGCCTCGGTTTCAATGGCGCTAAGCGGTTCGTTCCCGCTCAAACTATGCCACAAGATCCCACACGCTTCAAGAGTGATCGCAATGACATGCAGTTTGAGCACTATGCACACGCGGCTCCAGGTATTACCAACTTCCGTGGTGCCTACGAGACCAGCGCTGCTGCTAAGGTGACTTCTAAGACTAACGAGGAGTTGATGAAGTACGGCTTCCGTCCAGAGGATCGTCGTGGTAAGGCTAACCGTATGGGCAACAGGGGGCGTATGAATGTCAGAGAGAGTGCCCTCAAGCAGGGTGGTGCTCTCACGGCTGTTCGTACCGATACCTCTCGTATTGATGGACGTATGAATGGTCCCAATGGTGGTTGGACTCAAAACTATCAGCAGAAGCCATTCCATCAGTTCAACGCCTATAAGGGTAATGAGAACCCCAACTCTCGTAACTTGGACATCGCGAAGAGGCAGCTTTACAACAACCCTCTCGCTCACAGTCTTTCCTAAATTACATTTGATTAGTTAAACAAAAACAATCATTAAAATTATATACCTTAATTTTAATGAAGGTTCATACCCTTGATATAGACTCCGGTGAGAGAGATACAAATGTGTATACATACGCTAACAACTACACAGTCACTCTCAAAGAACCTATTTATGATGTTACACAAATTAAACTCGTATCTGCTCGTATTCCAACTCCACAATTGACAACATGTGCTACAAACAAAACATTGAGCATATATGACTCGGGTGCACCCAATGACCTAATTGAAGTCACCCTAAATGAGACAAATTATGCAGATGGTAGTGCTCTCGCGACCGATCTTGATACTCTCATGCAACCACCATTAACATGTATAGATCAGGTTGTATTTGACTCGGATACCCAAGCTCTTACATTTTCAAATACAGATGTTGGGTCTAGTAACACGTTTACGTTTCAGTTTTTTGATGGTACAAATGGTTATTTGAGCAATGCAGCTGTCACTACACCACACCAAGTCATGGGCTTTTCTTCTAAAAATCCACCAGTCAGTGACAGTATCGTCTCAGGTGCAATAAACTTAGAAGGACCAAACTCGCTCATTCTTCGTATGACATCCGGATCAGATGAATTCACAAAAACTGTATATTCAACGACACCATTCTATACAGGACATATTCTTTTGGATGGTACCGATGTTATAAACTTTCATGGTGCGGATGACCCTCTCACACACGAGTTTTACAAGGGACCACAGAAATACATAAAAGATATTCAACTATCGTTTTTCTATATGTCACATGGACGCCTTATTCCGTATGATTTCAGAAATCAAGATCATATTTTGAAATTTGAAATTACATGTTCTACAGATAAGTTACAGGGTCTTCCAAAGGTTCCTCTAGAGGTTGTTGAAAAGGAGTTGCCACCACCAATAAGTATCCCTGAGATGATAGTGGATACTTATAGATGGAAAGACTATCTTTCTATCGGTATTATTGTATTCGTTGGTATAGTTCTCCTGAGTCTCATGAAAAGACGCCCAAAACTTAGCGGGTAATCGCGAAGACTGGCTGGGCAGGCTTGGAGACGCGGGTGGAGATCTTGGAGATGATCATGTAAACCGCAATGGAGAGGAGGGTGGTGAGGATCGCGGTGAGGGTGTACTGAGTGCCACCGTTCTTGGGCACGCGGATCACCTGCTGAATGAACCAACGAACGAGGTCCATCCACGACATAGCAGCCGCGAAAGAGAAGCCCGCGACGATGGAGTTGAGGGACTGGGTCTCGAGCTCCTGAGAGACGAGGTTGACGGTCTTAAGCGCTTGGGCGGTCATATCAGCCATTGTGAGTTTTTATAACATATGTATAGAAAATTTTATTCAGGTAATAGTTCCTCTTTTTGTACTAACTTTTTATACTTTGGTCTCCTGACAACAGATGACTTTGCAAAGATTTGTTCTTCGCCATCCGAATCTCCATCAGTGCTGGATTCAGAATCGTCATCATTTGTCACATGAAATGATTTGTATTCAGAAATCGTCCACCCCTCCGGCTCCGATGTACTCATTACTATTAATGGCATTTTTTAACATCTGTTCTGTCGGGTTTTGGGGAACCCAGGTATCCCACCGATCAACAGCCTCATTGACTTGGTTGAAAATGGGATCGGTACCTGAGTACCTGACAAACTCTGGACAATCCTCAGGTTCAACATCTTCTTCACCCTCTTCCATCTCCTCTTCGGTCAACTCCTGTTCGTAAATTTCGGGCATCGTAGAACCGATCGTTTCACCAACTTTATACATAGCACAGTACTTCATCGCATATTCCATATCTTCAGATACTATGGTATCTCTTCCACAAGCTTTGGCATATTCGGCTGAAAGTAGGGTAGCCTTTTCCATGACGGGTAGAAGAATGTTGGTCATCGTCTCAATATACTGTTCTAACATTCCATCCCCTGCATCACCAAATCCAGTTTGCATGTTCATTTTAGTATTTAACGTCAAAAAGAGTTCGGGCAGTTCCCTCACCAACACGAAGAATGTTGTGACTGAGAGCGTAGACTCTAAACTGTCTTGCATAATCTGCACATGGTGTCAGACTTAGGTTGAGAATTTGCTCTTTGATAAGACTAAAGTTGATTTGTCCAGTTGGATACCATTTCTCTGGTTCCAAAGCAAAACTATACGAATAGAATCGCCTGATGAGTTGTGTTTTGGAATGATGAATAGCAGCCTGCACAGCCTTGAGAAAGATGACATTACCCGTTTCTTGTGTAATTATTGGCTGTCCATCCAAATCAAGTGTAAGATAGTCCAAGTTTTCGTACAAGATGTACTTTCCACCTGTATCAGCCAATGTATTGTCGTAATCAAATGGAGTTATGAATTGCCCCTCACCCGTTCCGACATCACCTTGTCTCTGAATCACAAAGTAAAGTTCCCTGACAGGATTTACAAAATCTAATTTGAAGTTACCAGTTTGTTCACCTTGAGCAATATCAAAAATGTTCTGTTGAACTTGTGTGATGATGTAATCTCTCTTTTCTGTTTCAAGCTTTATTCTGTCACATGGATCAAGGAATATCACTTCTGCACACAATCTAAAATCCTTGATATGAATAGTTCCGGGTGTCACGGGTTGAAGTTCTCCGGTAGTTCCTTTTATGATTAAATGATCGTGGTCACGGAGTTTAATTTCAACTTCAACTTCTTGATTTTTGATGGCGCATAGGGGTATAGCCAGTTCAGGGTTATTGTAAAAGTAAAATGGTAAATCCACAAAGAACTCATCTTCGGTGTTGGCGGTACCGATCACTCCAAGGATGTCTTTATCGGAAACTCTTGTTGAGACTGTACGCTCTGGGTACTTACCAATGAGCTCTTTGAGGGCCCGCTGCTTTGTTTGTGTGACATTATGTTCTGAATAGATTTGAAGATAATCACTTGGTAATCTCTGAACCACCTTTCCACCTATGATTAGATCAGCGTATTCAATGAGTGCATGACCAATGGATTCTATGAATCTGGGGTCATCATAAATGACCGTAGAAATAGTGGGTAACTTAAGTTTTATACTGAGACCTGCAAGTAAGTCGCCAGTATTTTGGGCTATTCTAAATCTCGCTTGACCCCCAAAATCCACGAGGTTTTCCGAATCTATATTCACATATTCTCTTGCAAAGTTTGTATGTTTTCTGAAACTTTGCAAAAAGTATGTATAGTCTGGATCCATTGTAAAGAACCTGTCTTGGGCTCCAGATGCTAAGAGCTGTACGCGGCCAGCCATTACTACTATAACAATCTAAAATTTTAAACCTGCTAAACCACCATTCACACGAAGTATATTGAAATTCACTGCGTATATACGGGTATTATTGTCGTCAACACCATTTATAGGGTCAATCTGAATAGTAAAAAGTTTGTGAGATATTCTACTCATGTTTATTTGACCAGTTGGATAATACATTTCTGGTTTGAGTGCAAAACTATACATACCAAACTCGGATTGTCTATAGTTTGTACCAGCAACGTATTCAGGTGGGCTTATGTGATGTTTTAGGGCCTGTTCGTATACAAGGAATTTATGATCCCTATCAAAAACAGTCTCGTTATTGAACTTTAATTTGACGTTCAAAAGTTTGTTGTATCTATTAGGGTGATTAGCACGAACTGCCGCTTCTGATTGAGATACGAAGAAAAGCTCTTTCACTGGGTGTGAAAAGTTAAGCATCACAGACTTTGTATTCTCTCCAGCTTTCATCACAAACTTAGACATTTGAACCTGGGTGATGACATAATCAATTGGTCTAGTCATGAGATACCGTCTCTCCTTATCAGTGAGAAATGCAAACTCTGTATCAATGGAACACTTCAATAAGTTTGCAGTGGCATTTTCTGGATTAGTACCAGATACAAGTTCAGCGAGTGGACGTAATTTAATCCTTACTTCAACGAGTTGTTTCGTGAGAGCACAAGTTGGAATGGATAGACTTGGATTGCGATAAAAGTAAAATGGAAGATCCATAAAGTATGTATAGTTTCCTGTATAAGCGATGGTTTGACCATGGCTGTTTAAGAAATAAACTGTTTGGTCTGTATCATCATCTGTATTATGAAGCTGTTGATGCATATAAATGTATTCACCTGTCAACTTTTGTATAGTTTGACCACCAATGATAAGCTCGGCACTCTCAACTAAATGTGAAATAACAGAGGGGCACCACTCATACCCAGACGAAGGATCATCCAGTGTGACTTTTAGTGTCATATTTCTTATAACATCACCTTTGTCATTTGGTATCCTATAGTGAAGAGTCTTTCCAAAGTTCAAATCAGAACCTTCAAATTGTGTCTCAACATAATCAATTGCAAACTTTGTGTGTCTCCTAAAATTCATCAGGAAATACGAAAACTGTGGATCTCCTGTGAGCCATTGGTCTTGGACTCCAGTGGCGGCAAGTCTCAAGCGACCTGACATTCCTATAGTATGTGAGTAAAATTTTGTTAAATAAAACGGAGCACTACTGTAGAATGAACCTCCAGTTGCGGAAATTCAAACCTGAGACGATCAGTGATGATAGGGTTTGTGTATTTATTGGAAAACGTAACACAGGTAAATCAACCTTAGTCAAGGATATCATGTACCATAAGAAACATCTCCCAGCTGGTATAGTGCTCTCAGGAACAGAGGAGGGTAACCATTTTTATTCGGATTTTATACCAGATCTGTTTATTTATGGCGACTACGATAGAGATGCTATAGAAAGGGTAATGGCTAGACAGAGAAAGTTAGTTGGTGCGGGAAAGACAAATTGTGGAGCTTTTATGCTTTTAGATGACTGCATGTATGACAGTAAGTTTCTCAAGGATACATGTATCCGTCAATGTTTCATGAATGGTCGTCATTGGAAGATCTTCTTTATGTTGACGATGCAATATGTCATGGATTTGCCACCCGCGCTACGCGCCAACGTGGATTATGTCTTTATTTTGAGAGAAAATATCATACAAAACAGAGAAAAACTCTATAAATCATTTTTTGGTATATTTCCCTCGTTTGACATGTTCTGTAAGGTGATGGATGCTTGTACGGAAAACTATGAATGTCTCGTATTAGACAATACTGTAAAGTCTAATAAGATCACCGATTGTGTGTTTTGGTACAAAGCAACTGTGAGAAAGGGGTTCAGGGTTGGAAGTCCAGACCTCTGGAGACTTCATAAAAAGATGTTCAATCCCAAGTATCTCACGCAAAAAGAAGATGACGCCAAAAATGCTAGTAAGAAGACAAAACTAAAGATTACGAAGACGAAATAACGAATAGATATTCGGTCACTTTAGTAGAACGATTCTTTAGATTGCGGCTACCTTTGTAACAACTATACTCAATTTCAATTTTTTCATAGATGTATGGTTTAAGGATTTCGGTCCATTCTTCTAATGTGAGGAAACCCTCACTGTTGTAGGACACCAAGGTATGTTTAGCCTTTTGAGTAGCGAGTTCCAAGGTACGTTTCATAGCTTCTTTGATTTTATTTTTATAGTTGTACTGACTTTTGTTCCAATTTCCCGGGATACCTGATACTTTTGAAACTGTCTGAGGTCTTTCGTTGGTACAAATAAGATTCAACATGAAATAATTTGACCCATATGGATGTTGGTTATATGGTGGATCTAAGTATATAAGATCAACATCTGGTAATTCACCCAAAAAATCACACGCATCTTTACGATGGACTTCAACGTCTTTGACTTCGTGCCACACAGGAAGATCTAAACTAATCCTTTTTGTAATTCTATCTTGTGCATGACCATTCTTTCCACCCCACCCACCCTTATGAAAACCCTTGAAGACACCAGAAGTATTTGTATGTATACTTGCTTTTACCAAAAGAGGACCTAAACAGTAATCTTTAAGATTGTCTGGTACGTTTTTTTCAATGTATGTCAGCATACCATCAATCCTCTTACCATTTTCAGGTGTATAAAAGGACCTCTCCTCTGATGCATACATTTCAGTTATAAATCCACATACATCTGGACAATTATTCATTCCTTCTATGTGGGTATCTATCTCATCCTGATCAGCCCAATTAGGGGTTTTGAGGAAACAATTGGATATAACTTCACAATACCTCTCCAGGTCATTCACATAGATTTTATCAACATGTGTCAGTAACATTCTTGACACAACACCAGAACCAGAAAAGGCGTCGGCACACGTTTTTGGTTGAATTCTTTTCACAACTTCTTCTATTTTGTTAACAAGTTTTCGTTTATTACCAATGTATGTAATCATAGGTTGATGAACATAGAGATCCATACTTAATTCTTTATCAAATGATTTCTCTAATACAGGCTGCGTTACTCACATGTCTAGAAAACATATGAGTATAACAGATGTCTACCGATATAAATACCCTCAATCTCGCTGACAATGGTGATGGAATGGTACCCCTCAGTGACAATCCAACGACTAACTTCGTGAACAATTCTCCACCTCCCTCTATTCAAGCACGTGAAGCGTTTTCACAACCCGAAAAAAATGTGAGTCAAAGTAAAGAGATGCCAATGGATTCTACTCCCATTAACGATATTATGATGGAACCCCCAATGATGATGGACGAGCCCAAGATGCAGGGTATGCAGATGGCTGCTCCCAACCCCCAGGGTGCTTACGCCGCCCCTCAACAACAGGCGGCTCCAGAGAGCAAGAACCCTCTCAACCTCACTGATGATCAGATGATCGCTCTTGTCGCGGGTGCCGCTGCTGCCCTCGCGGTGTCCAAGCCTGTGCAAGACAAGTTGGTGACTACTATTCCCAAGTTCCTTAACGAACAGGGGAGTAGAAGCATGGTTGGTCTTGCGTCTACTGGTCTAGTTGCGGCGATTGTCTTTTACTTTGTGAAGGACTACATCGTGAAGCCTTAGACATTAGAAGTGGATTCCCAACCCATATTAGAATAGATGGATTTATCTAATCCCGAATAATAGGTAATTAAAGCTCCACCGGTCAACGTCGCCATGAGCAAGGCATTCGTCTTAAGTGTCTTGCCCTTGTCAGTTCCGTATTCCTTCAAATCCTTAGCCGTTCGTTTGAATAACCTGTTTACCACATACGTGAGCACCAGAGCAATCACACTCGTCGCGAAAAAGAATTGACGATCCACCGCGAGTTGTGGAACACGTCCAACTATCATGTGGAACACGTTAGGGATGATTATAGTGAGCCACACCAAGTTAAGATAGTAGTTGTTGATCACATTTGGCACCTGGGTAACACCGTAAACGGCAATCCAGTATCCGATTGCTACTAATAAAACATTCAATGGTGTCTTCATTTGATATGTGTGGAGATTATTTATCCTGTATGTGCTGGCCACAAAATTTAGTCCTCTCTGGTATCTTCTCATAAATACCAAGATTCACACAGATGTCCCGAAGTTCTATGTAGTTTTCCCAGTATTGTTCCGAATGTGAATATTCTTCAACTGTACAGTGAGCCAATTCATGGATAAGAACATGAAAAATTTCATTTGGGGTTCCACCTAGACACACAACAATTTCAGCACCCTTATTCGTGTTGTATCCAACGGTTCCATTCATAGATTTTAGACCTGTAATAGGAATACATCTCTTCAGCATATGAAACTTGGGGTGTTCTGTGTCTGTGATGTGCTTCCTGAGAATTTCATACTTCTCTTTGATCTCAACGAGCTCCCGTGGTTCTTGGGTCGTGGCGAGTATGTACGCGTTGACAAGAAGAAGGATAATGAATGCGATCATCTCTTATATACAAATATAAATTTACTATACAGTTCTGAAATTGGATTACCAGTCAAACCCTCCCACATTTCCAATTTGAACCCTAATTCTTCTAAATGAGTCACAAGAAGGTCTTTGTATGCTATCGGTTCTGCCCTTGGCCCGTCGGCGTAAAATGGGGTATCAACCAAATTTACAAAGAGTTTCTCACCAAAACCACCATTGCCGTGGTCCTTCATTAGGAAGAAATTACCCATGTCATCTTTGAGGGGTGTTCTAAATATGATCTTCTCGGAGTCTGGGATGATTCCGATGAGTCGTGCACCAGGTTTCATCCTCTTTTTAATTTCCCTAATTGACCCAAAAAACTTTTCCTTGGTTTCAAAAATGTAATGGAGTGAAAAGTTGTAACAGAGAATGTCATACTTTCTATTTGGGCAGTTATGTATGTCACCCTCATAGAAGTTCACCCTCATGTGCATGTTCTTGGCGCGCGACTTGGCCTCTACAAGTGCATCTGGCTCCGGATCACACATACTCATGTTGGCGCCGCACTTGTGCCATTTCTGTAAGTCACCACCAAAACCACAGCCAACATCTAGGATCTGATCACCATCCCGGGTCACAGATTGGATCAGATCCCTCTTGGCATTGTTATGGTTTTTTCGGATTTCCTCCATCTTATGATTTTTATGTTTTATTTCTTTTACTTAGGTTTGTATATCAAATATATGACTAACTCGCGAAAGGGGTAATGTCACCCACAATTGTCCACTCATGGACCCGGTGATAGTTGCTTTAAATGGTCCACCATGTTTAGTAACATAGTCGTCAGGTTTACCATTTTTATTTGGTTCCCAATCCAAATCCCTCACATTACATAGTTTTGCATCAATAATGAGAAGTTTGTAGGTCCCATCAAATTTATCTTTCTTTGACAACATGAAATGATAATCGTAATGACTTTTACTCAGGTGTTCCAATTTTTCTTCCAAGGTTTTGAAACTTGTTGTTCGTGAAGAACTAAACTCCACACAAGGGCCCAAATTATGTGACCGATTATTTTTGAAAACTCCAGACTTGCAAGATAATCTTGACATTTGAACTCCTATAATACTCATATCTTCTCCAACCCTGTGAGAGTTATCAGGTTTCCACGTCGTTTTATATCCCACATCATTAAAAGAATTGGAAAGGACTTCTTCCCAGATGGTACCGGTGATTGGTTGACGAAACATTTTGTGAAATGCCTTTACATTATTTTGAACAGAATCAACAAGTTTTTTCAAAGTATTTTGATTAGACAAAAAGTAATGAAAGCTAGGTTTGAAAGTTAAATTCAGTTTTATGTATTGAAGATTCATGATACATAAATGAACCTTGATTTCAGGTTCTTCCATGATTTCAAATAGACTTAAAACTTTAAGGAGATTGTTTGATATCTATGAGAGAGGACGTGATTAATGATGACATTCTAAACGTACTTAGGAGCCTAAATGACGAAAGTGCGCAAATTGTCATCGCTGACCCTCCATACAATATTGGAAAGGACTTTGGGAACAAAAGTGACAAACAACCCATGGACAAGTATCTTCGCTGGTGTGACGAATGGATTGAGGGGTGTCTTCGGGTCTTAAGGAAAGATGGAACTATGTTCATCTACGGATTCAGTGAAATTCTGGCTCTCATTCTTTCAAGAGTACCCCAAGATGTCAACCGGAGATGGTTGGTGTGGCATTACACAAACAAGACAGTTCCAAAACTTAACTTTTGGCAAAGGTCCCACGAGAGTATCATCGTGTTATGGAAGAGTGACAAGGTGTTTCATAGAGATGATGTTAGAGAGCCCTATACAGATGGCTTCGTGAAGGGTGCTGCGGGTAAAAAGAGACCGGCTACAAAGGGTAGATATTCAAATGGTGAAACTACGACAACATACACAGCTCATCCGAGTGGAGCACTTCCGAGGGATGTCATCAAGGTACCCACTTTAGCAGGAACAGCTGGAAAGGGGGAGAAGGTAGATCATCCAACCCAAAAACCTTTAGAACTGTGTGAGAAACTTTTAAAGTCGTGTAAACAATATCCAGAGAATGGTTTTGTTTTCGTTCCATTCGCGGGATCTGGGAGTGAATGTGTAGCTGCCAAGAAACTCGGACTTCCATTTGTAGGTGTTGAGATTAATGAAGAATATGTAAAACTCATCAAGAGTAGATTGGAACCTCAAGGTAATTTGAGTTCAACGTCTTCCAATGAGATTGAAGATGATGGTAACCAATTGAACAAGTAGTAATGAACACTAGAACTTCCCATAAGAAACTTCTGCTTCTCTAGATTTGGTATACACTGACCAATGTCTAAAGTAGTAAACATATCGTAGCCTAGATTTTTTGCGATGAGAAATGCGTCGTTGTAGACATCCCCAACCATGTAGAATGAATATGCCTGTTTGATCACAGACGATCCATCTTTCTTCACATTTGGTATATCGTAGAAAGAGAGGAATGTCTCGTCTGAATCGTTTATATACGAATTAGCTGGAAGTATCCAGTGTTTTACCCATAGTTTGTCAATGACTGGAGCAATTTTAAATTGTTTGAAATGATTCTGTAAAATCTTTGTAACTTTCGGAATATCTTTACTTTGCATTTTTCTAAATTGAGAAGTTCCACGAACTTCAAGATATTTTTGTTTGGTTTTATTTGTAACTTTATAAAATCCAATGTCAGAAAGTTTTTTAATATTTAGGATACGATGCCAATATGTTGACTTTACAAGGGGTGTGGGTATCTTAGTGACCGCCGTGTAAACTGCCTGCCATACACCTTTTGTATTAGCAATCCGTTTCATTTCACTTATAAGAAGTGGTGCAAAACCCAAAGATCTATAATTATCATGAACACACAGAAAATTAATTTGAACCATGTTCAGAACATCATCACATACGCGTATTTTGGTAGGAACACTGGATATGAATCCAATGAGTTCTTGGGTCTCATCGTGGACGATAGCCCTATTTTCATAACCGGGTGACTCGGCTGCCCATTTAAGGGTCTCAAGTGAATACTTAAGTCTATTTGTCTCACTTGCTAGATAATATTCATTCAAGAATGGGTGGGCTTCTTCAACTGAACACACTTTCCATGAAAATCCATCTGGAAGTTTTTGTGGCTCCGTCACGACCTTCTTTTCTTTCTCAATTTCTTTCCCCTTTTCATATTTGAGACCTTCTTGTGGTACGGGTTGCTTATCCCAAAAGGTTCTCATTGGTATGTTATCACATAATTCTTTTAAGCGGGCTTAAAGTTTTGATGACTACATAGTATATAATATGTCTCTTGAACAGGATTATACCACCGTTCCCGGTCAGCTCTACGCATGCCTCTCTGTTGTAGGACCAGAGGCTCCTCAGAAGAATGACAACTTTGGCATTAAAATTCGCGGTGCCTTCTCATCTCGTGATGAGGCTGCTGCCCATGCCAAGCGCCTTCAGAAGGAAGACTCTACATTTGACATCTACGTCGTTGATATGTACAAGTGGCTTCTCATTCCCCCAGATCCTCTAAAGATTGAGGATGTGCACTACACTAACGAAAAGCTTGAGGAGATCATGACTGGTTACAGGGAAAACCAGGCTGAGGCTACTCGTCTTTTCAATGAGCGTAAGAGGGATATGATGGAGACGAAGAGCTTTCTCAAACCCGGTGACGAGAACTCCAGGTTTTATACAAAGCCTGATGAAGCTCCTATTAGCCACCCAGCTGATGTTATTGAGCGTCTCAAGAAGGAGAAGCCAGATACTCCAATGGAGGAGTTGGTCAAGGAGGCGGATGCTATTGTTGCTGCCGAGGTTGAGGAACGACGCAAGAAGCGAGAGGCTGAGGCCTCCACTATCGGAACTATTGAGGAGTCTAAGGATGAAGGTGAGGAGGTGACTTCCGAGAATAAACCATAAAAAATATCCACATACAGTAAACAAAATGTGGAAAATAGTTGTTACCATTATTTTGACGAGTGTGTTCTTCGTTTTGTTTTTTGAACCGTATTTAAAAATCAGTGCTGATGTCAATTCAAAAAACAAAGTGAGTACAACGAAAGGCTTTATTGAAGATACTAGAGATGCGTTTATAATCCCAATATATCCTTCACAGGTTATGGATCGTGATATAACGGGTAAATTACAACCCGTATATGGTGATATAGGAACTTTCGTACCATATTCAACTGACGATACTTGGTTAAGTGGTTTTCCACATGAACCATCCGAGTCTCAAACAGTTGAAGATGCTGATGCTAAGTTAGAACGTCGTTCACAAGAAATTAAGCGTACTTTAGAATTACAGGCTGCATAGTTTTACCCATGAAAAACCCTAGTAAGAATACAGCAAAAGCTATGATCCAAGTGTTCTTGTCAATGTTAGATAGAAAATCATTCTTTTCCATTTGTTGAAATTGTTGTGGGGGGTACATCATTTCAGAAGGATGAGGATAGTACGATTGGTCCTGAATCATGTGATCACTTATAGGTGTACTGTCTTCGTGTTTCTCGTCATTCTTATTGAGAGGATCCAAAGTTGGATCATAATCAATTGGATTTCCTATATCAGTCTCCATTTTTTATATAGACTTTGTTTTTTTTAAGCGTCTTCTTCCTCACTTTCCTCATCGTCATCTACGATGAAGTCCTTGAGACTACCCTCATCCTCATCTTCTTCACTCTCCTCGTCCGAATAAATCTCCTCTTCGGTGTCAATGTCAGATCCAATATCAGAGTCGTGCTCTTCAATTGTGTAATCATCTTCTAAAACAGTCTCTTCTGGAGTGTAGAAATCGGGCTTCTTTATCTGTCTACCGGTGCGCGTACGTGTCTGTACCATTATATAGATAAAGACTCCTGTCTTTTAAGTATCTTTTGGTAAAATTGATCCCTAAATTCAATGTCTGTATACAGAGCGAGTTCTTCTAATGTATCCTGTGCCATTCTAATATTACCTTCTCTCATGTACTTTAAATACTCTTTATATAGTTCTGGATGTACACCTGAATATATATGAAACTCGTCTACAGTTGGCACAACGTTATTAATTTTCACATCTCCAATAAGTCTGGATGCTAAAAACACTGTGACGCCAATTAGAACGATAGCCATTCTTCTATTATTGGGGGTCTATTTTTTTTCAGGTGGTCTGAGCGCCTCTTTGACACTTCCATTAAGTTCATACGTTCTTGCATTACTTTTTTTACAAATGGGGCATTTTTGTGTTATCTTGGTACCCTTGATAACATATGACATCGTAGATCCTTCATGTTCACCTTTAATAGTTTCACAGTGAGTAACCGTCGTTAAAACCGTGAATGTATTCTTTTGACGCGTGATACTCACAACCCTTGTATCTTCCGGACATTTCATACACCTTTGCATATATGATTCCAAAGGTAACTTTACAGCGGAATGTTTAATCTGAGGCTTTTCTTCAAACTTTTTGATTTCTGGACATTTCCTGAGATCCTCCTTTTTGGGGTACAATCTCTCAACTATTTTGGGAGGTAGTTGGTGTTTACGGCCATAGAAGTCTTTACAAAATCCATCCCTCCTACCTCTGATGGTTTCACAACGACAAAAACATTTTTGGGCAATCACAGAACCACTTATATGGAACCATATATGATTGGAACTGTGAGGTCTTTTTAAATTTTCACAATACTTTGAATTTGTCCCGACTAGATACGTATCTTTGTGTTTGAACAACTTAGTCACCACTGACATACTCTGTCCTTCCATATTCTTTTGAATAAACTCTTCAATGAGACCCTTGAGTTCATCATTTTGAACTTCATCCTTGGTCTGTGCATCGGTGAAAGTACCCTCCTTGATCACTTTAGATGGAGGTTCTACAGTAACGTGTTGAGGTTCATTTGTTCTGATCGCCGACATCTTGAGAATATCAACGTCTGGTTGTTGATTAATCTTCAAGAGGGTGCTTAGAGGTCCATGTTTGTACATGAATACCGGAAGATAGGCAACCTGAACGACTTTACCCATTCCCTCGCAACCCTCACAACCTTGTCCACCACATTGATTGTGTTTAGCCATTTTATGGGACCATGGCATACGAAATCCACTTCCCTTGGACTTTCTCCTAATGTCACCGTATACAGAGGAGTCTACAATTTCATTCCAATCCATCGCACCTTTTGCCTTTGAGAGTGCCACCAAGATGTGTTCTCTCAACGCTAAAGCTGAAGCCTGATCCACAACGAATCCTGGCCAGTTGAGGTGTACACCAGTCTTCGTGAGTTCACCCGCCTTTTTGGGTGGAGAAACAGACACGAGACATTCTTTACCACCGTGACGCTTCACTTTGTCACAAATGATTTTACAAATATCTTGAATTTCATCAAGGGTCAAAGCTCTATCATCTTTGTAGTCAATGTCAACGAAAAAGTTGTACGTCTCCGTCTTTTGTTCAACGACAAACAATTTCTCCCCCTTCTTTACGGCTTCTATGTACTTTTCATAGAACTCATTCAATTTATCGAAAGGCACGGAAAGGACACCACCGTCCATGAGCACATGCGATAAGTTGGTTGCATTGTTAAATTTGTTGTGGTTGCACCACTTCTTAAACATACCTTGTTATTGCCCCTCTTCTCTAAACCATCTCATACATGATACATCGTGGTACTCCTGGCTTTGAGAGAGTTCTTTCTTTAGGGTTAAAAGTTCATACACTGTTTTGTTTTCATTATCCTTCATCCACCATTCAACTTCTTCATCACAGAGACCCCTGTTTTTTCTGAGGAGTTCGCCGATTTGCATTAAGATGTAAGCCTTAGACTTCATTCTACTTAATAGAAAAGGTTTTTCTGTTGAGAGAAGTCACACACGAATAGAATTTTGGATTATTCAAAACATTTTCAATGATGAGCTTCCACTGTTTACGTGAGTTAAACTCCTCTAGAGTATCAAAACTCATATAATCATTCTCGTCGTATGTCTTTTTTATTGGTAGCTTCTGTATCTTTCTCAGGTTCATCTTCTGTTTCTCGTCGTAAAACTTCTTAACTAGTGAACTTTGTTGACTTTTGTTGTAGTCCACAAAAAATACAAAAACGTTGTATTCCAGGTCTACCGTGGGACTCTCTTTCACTGTAAACTTAAATTCTGTATATTCTCCACTCTTTAGTGAGACTACTCCACGAGTCTCTTCTTCAAGCTCTCTAAGAGCACATCTGATAGGATTGAAGATTTCTCTTCTCCTGCATCCTCCTGTGACAAATATCCAATCCTTGAATCTCCGATCCCTAACCGTTAGGAACCGGGGTTTTTCGTCAGCAAAACTGACGGGAATAGCTATAGCTTTGTATTTTTTCATTGCGCATTCGCAAGTTATAATAACCGGATATGTTTATTCCTCCTTCTTTTCTTCAGAAGTCTCTGGTTCCTCCGTGGTATCAACCTGAGGAGCAGGACGAGGCATGGGCATTGGGGCACTCAGCTTTTGGATGAGTTGGGCCGAGAAGTTCTTAAGGTTATCAACATCTTGCTTAGCCTTATTCATCTCTCTGAAGAGGAAGATAACACCTGCGATGGCTACGATAGTGGCCACCATCATGAGAGTTTCACGGTCCATTGGAATCATTATAACTTAAATAGAGTTCTTCTTTTTAAGTAATTACACCCATATGTGTTCTTCCTGGAAGTGGGCATTCATAGGGGCTCTGGGCAAATTGCACGGATTGGTAATGCGTATCTTCACAAGACCTTTGAGTTGGTGGAGTGGGCTGACCAACAAACTTTTCAAGTGTCCTGGATTTTGGATCGTACGTCAATACAAAAACGATGGCGAGTAGGAAAACGAGTTTCCACATATTTATTATTTACAGAGAGATTTAGTTACTGTAGAGGAGACCGCCCATACCATTCTCAATACGTAAAATGTTGAAATTGACGGCATAAATAGCGTCACTGGAATTATTGCGGTCGTTCATAATACGAGCAGAGTCAAGTCGGCTGAAATTTAGGGTGCCAGTGGGCTGGACCTTGGCGGCATCGAGACAGAATGGGTACACGAAGAGCTTCTCAACAGTGGGAGAAGCAACCGCGGAGCTCGCGTGGGAAGTGTGGTAGTAGAGAGGCACGGAGGAGAAGTTGGGGTTACCAAACTTATAGTCGGCCACATCAGTACCGTTGATTTGGAGCTTGATCTTGTTGTCAACCGAGCCGTCGTTACCGAGGATGTTAACACCAGAGGCGTTAGCAGCCGCGAGGTATTTCACCGGATGATTGAAATTAAGCTCTTGAATCTTGGAACCAGAGGCGGTAGCCTTCTGGACCTGGGTAATAATCATGTTTTGAGGAGTAGAAGCGAAGTAATCACGCTCGTTGGTGTCAAGGTACGCGTAGTTGGCGTAGACATCCCACTTGTAAGAAGCAGCGGAACCACCCCAAGTGATACGAAGCTCCACATCGTGATACTGAAGGGCGATGAGTGGGAGAGCAGTCTGCCAGTTCTCGCAGAAAGCAAAACGGAGAGGGTAGAAGCTCTCGTTAGTGGAACCACCGTAGAGATCACCCGCGACCGACTTAGAGGAAGAGGTAGCCGAGAGGGTAGGGGCGATGAGGGTAGAATAGGTAGAATCTTGGTCATCGATAACTTGACCACCCACTAGAAGTTCTACCTTATCAATCACAGAGGTCCAATCGGCAATAGCTTGGGTTAGAGAACCATTGTTGGGAACGAGGTAGACATAGTTGAGAAGATCACCTTTGCGTTCGAAGCGCACGGTGGACATACCACCATTGGAGACGTTACCCTGGATCACCTGACGTTCCACGGTTTGGGAGAAGTTAGTATATCGCTTATAGGTAGACCTAAAAAAGCTGATTTCAGGTTGGCCGACGAGGTGCGCATCCTGAGCGCCGACAGCGACGAGTTGGGCAATACCACCAGACATTTTATATTATAGTGAGAGTTTATTTTTTTAAGTTAGGGTCATGTAGATTCCAATGCATCTAGTCTCGTCGTGAGAGACGCAACTTGTGTCTCTAATGTAGTTATTCGTTCTTGATCATTTTGTTGTTGTCTGTCAACTTCTTGAAGAGCTGCTGTAGCGATTGTCCATATAGCATCCTTTTTTAGATAGTGAAAGTCATCCACCTTTTGACCAAATACAAAAATTTCTGTACCTGGAAAGGTTTTTACAGTTTTAGAATAACCTGAATCGGTCTGAATATATTCAAACTTTTCATCCGTAGTTAATTCATTATATTCTTCCTCTGTAATGTTTATTGTTGTGGTTTCAGTCATGACATTTCCAGTTCCATCATATGTCATCGTAAACTCATCAAGATCATCAACGACCTGGATAGTCTTATCATCTATTATTCTTGCGAGTTCAACATCATGTTGCGCACCACCTAGATCCCGTATAACTATAGTATTTGCATTACTTTCAAGATTGGATGTATTAAAGTTATTAAACGTGATGACGTTTGAAGATGAAACATTTGCAGTCTCGTAAATATTAGGAATTATATCCTTTTGTAAACTCGTAGAATAGGGAAGTACATCTAATACTTCTTGAGCTATGAAACCCCAAACAGGATTTGAACCACGATTAAATGTATCCTTATATGAATATTTTTTAGGTTTAAGTAATCTCAGTATTTCCAGTGCTGATTCGTCGTCAATATCAGTAATATCCTTCTTCATTCTTCTGTCAGATCCAGTGAGACCACCACCTTGAGAGAATAAATATGACTGGGTACCAACCGAATATTGTCCATATATAGCAACTGGTACATTATTTGGTAAAGTGGAGACGGGGTATAGGTGATAATCAGCTGTCGCGTTCATGTTATAATTTGTAAGCCATCGCATCCACTGTGGATAAAAGGTTCCTGCTACACCACTAGTTACATATATTGGGCATATAGCATTTTGATTGCCAATCGAGAGGCCAGTAGTATTAAAACGTGCACGTTCAACATTATCTACAATTATTCTTACACTACCACCACCTTTCACTTCCGTGTAGTAATTATAAGCTGAACCAACAATAACAGAACCACCAGAATTATAAAATAATGGTGAATCCATGTTTGATGAAGCTTTAATAATTCCGACGACGTCCAGGGCCTGGCTCGGATCACTTTTGCCAATACCAACTCCGCCGGCAACTGGGTTGAGGCAAATGGCACCAGCACCATTCCCTCCGTTATTTACCTGATTTTGTATGTAAAATGTAGGATTTTCACCAGAGGCTTGGCCCCAAAGACCTATATTGGTTGTGTCGGCGCCATCAAAACCTGGTACAAGCGCGATGCCTGCATATGCTCGTGCATTTGCATAACTTGCAGATGGAGATACACTATTAGCAACCCTCACAAGAAGTTTAGCAGAACTACCAATCGTCCATAAATCTTGTCCACCACCGTTCTGGGCAGATGTCAGCATATTACCTACACCGAGCCTTCCCGAAAACAAACCATAACCGGAACTATCTACCTCAAACATTTGTTTTGGACTCGTCGTCGCGATACCAACTCGCCTCCCTACGGTATCTACGAAGAGGTCATTCGTATTGACAGCTAAGTTTGAGGAAATCTCAACATCACCTGAAAAGGCTTGAACGTTCGTCGCCGCCATTTATTACTATAACAGTATAATTTTTTTTGTTTGGGTTTCACTCAAAAAAATTATTTTGAAGATGTTCTGAAAGTGTTTAATAATTAAATGTAATCACCGCGCCACCAGTTCCTTCTTCAATACTCGAAACTTTACCGGAGCTACTCTGAGAGATGTACTCTATGAATACATTGTAGTTGCCCGTTGAGGCCATTGCTTCACTTGGTTTGAACGATACACTTGTAGTCGTCGTAGTTATCGCAGAATCCCATGGGTTTGCTGACGAAACACCGAATACACTCACTGGACCCACGGCTATAGAATTACTTGGTGCTGTACCATCCCATTTACCACCACCACATTCAAATGAAAGTGTACTTATGTCTTCACCTGTACCTTCTACAAGATGTGCAACAACCTTTGCATAAAAGACATGGTTTGTAAAGTTAATCTTAATGGTGGATTCCGCGATGGAGACTGCACCCAACGCCTCTGAATGGGAGTATGTTTTCTTTCTAGTACCCCCTGTATTTATGATGAGACCACCCGATATGTAGACGTTTGAGGCATGCACATTCGTCTGTGTACTTATACCACCAGCAACTGTGAGAGCACCTGTGGTTGTTGTTGTTGCTTCAGTCGTATCTGTGACATCAACACTTCCAGATGACATATCGGCTGCAAAGACAGTCTTAGCAACACCTAGGCCACCCACAACTTGTAAGGCTCCACTGGTTGTAGTGGTAGCATCTGTAGTATCTTCAATTTTACCAGTTCCACCGACGAATAGGTTTTCTTGAGTACTCACACCACCAGCAACCTTTAGGGCGCCAGTGGTTGTACTCGTAGAAGTTGTTGTGTCTGTGATATTGACGCTATCTGCCTCAACATCCTCAAGGTTGGCGTGTGTAGCGTGAATGTCACCAGATATACCTACACCACCAACAACAACTAGAGCACCATCTGTTTTACCAGTTACAGCGGTGCTATCCCAAATTTTGGTAACTCCACCAACGTTTAGTTTTTCTTGGGTACTCACACCACCAGCAACCTTTAGGGCACCAGTAGTTGTACTCGTAGAAGTTGTTGTGTCTGTGATATTGACACTATCCGCTTCTACATCTTCTAGATTAGCGTGCGTAGCATGGATGTCTCCAGATATACCTACACCACCGACAACAACTAGAGCACCATCCGTTTTACCAGTTACAGCTGTACCGTCCCAAATCTTAGTAACACCCCCCACATTTAGTTTTTCTTGGGTGCTCACACCACCAGTAACCTTTAGGGCACCGGTGGTTGTACTTGTAGATGTGGTTGCGTCAGTAACTGTCACACTGTCAGCTTCTACATCTTCTAGATTGGCGTGTGTAGCGTGAATGTCTCCCGAAATACCCACACCACCGACAACAACTAGAGCACCATCCGTTTTACCAGTTACAGCGGTGCTATCCCAAATTTTGGTGACACCTCCCACGTTTAACTTTTCTTGGGTACTCACACCACCTGTAACTTTTAGAGCACCGGTAGTTGTACTTGTAGATGTGGTTGCATCTGTAATAGTCACACTATCCGCCTCAACATCCTCAAGGTTGGCGTGTGTAGCGTGGATGTCTCCCGAAATACCCACACCACCTGTTACAACGAGAGCACCATCTGTTTTACCTGTTACAGCTGTGGAATTAGTAACAGAAGTAACACCATCAAAAGTGGCTGCAGCGCCATAGAGGGCACCTTGCACACCCACACCACCAGTCACTTGGAGGGCACCCGTCGTCTTTGAAGTGGCTGCGGCATCACCAGTGATGAGCACGTTAGAATCCGTAGAAATATTTGAAGTCACGTGGGCATTACCAGTCACATACAATTTTGAATCTGGAATGTTATCATTCTCACCATCTCCAATTCCAATACCGAGGCCACCATCAACGATATAGACATTTCCATATTCAACCGTTACAGTGTTTTGTGTGATTAAGTGTCCCCAAATATTTGCTGTGATGTGACCAGTATCTTTCCAAGTAATGGAATCTGCATCTGGTCCCTCGTTTATATACCCAAATGAGAGATGATGTCCGGGTGCACCACCAACATGTGTAGAACCGTGGTGAATAATTCCAATATTGTATCCAGGGTGTTCCATAAGAATACCTATGTCCAACTCGTGTGATGGATTGTTGTTTGCTATGGTAATGATTCTATCTGTAATCACTAGATCGTTTGAGGTGATCTGAAATGTATTACCTAATACAGAAATATTGCCGGTAATTTCAACATTCGCGTTAATTAGAACGGCTCCATTTTCTTGTGTAATAAATGAATTCACTAATTTTTTAGTTCCATCTGTTATTGGTAAAGTGCTAGTTGACATGTTGAGTGGTTTCACACTATCAAGTGTTGTGTCGGCTGCGTGAAGTTCCCCTTGTATACCAGCACCACCCGTTACTTGAAGGGCGCCACTTGTCTTAGAGCTTGATGCGGTTGTGTCTGAAATGTGGGTAGATGTCGTAACAAGAGCACCCACATTGGCTGTACCTCTAACATCAAAAGTATTAGAAGTTGCAGAAGTGCCAACACCTATATGGGACGCCGCGAAGACATTTGTAGAGTGGATGTTGGCCTCTACTCCGAGACCACCTTGGGTTACAATCACAGCCCCCGTATCTTTAGAGGTAGAATGAGTAGTGTCTGTAACAGTGATGCTATCCGCCTCAACATCTTCAAGATTGGCGTGCGTAGCGTGCAAATCTCCTTGAATACCTACACCACCAGTCACTTGGAGGGCACCAGTAGTTTTAGAAGTGGTTGCAGCATCACCGGTAATAAGAACGTTGGAAGCTGTAGAAATGTTAGAAGTTACGTGAACGTTACCAACAATATCTAGGGTGGCTTTTGGTGTTACTGTACCAAGACCAAGTCTATCGGTCTCCGCGTCTACGTGGAGGGTTGTAGAATCAACGGTTACATTTCCAGCAACAACGAGGTCACCATGGAAACCATCACCGGAAGTAATACTCACACCTCGGAGAGTCACCGCATTTGCCGCGGAGTTACTTGAACTACTCACAGCTGTTGTGAGTGGAATGTTCAAGTTTACCGAAGTAATCTTCTTCAAATCGTTGTTTTGATTATTCACATACACATACTGCATGTCATTGTAGTCAGTTATTAAAGCCGCATTTGGAATATCGTTGGAACGACCAATACCTGTGACAAACATCACACCATTGGATAAACCACCGGAACTCTTCAACCCGACAATACCGATATTTTGAATAGCGTCGTTAGGTCCATATGGTTTCACATTTGAGAGGTGACCAGGAACTGTATTACTCACATAGACTGTTTCACTTTCTACGAAGGGGATATCTACACTGTTCGCTCGCCCGAATGTGATTGCGTGTCCCGTCTCACCCGGTTCCAGGTTGCTATCTATTATACCAATGGAAGGCATTCTATCGGGATCACTCGCGTCGGCGAGATGGACTTCAAGATAGGC